GTAATTTAAGTATAAAGTATGAAATATAAATATATAATGTCCGAGATGTGATATAAGACTCTTACACACGAAATTCCGGTACAAAGATAAGAAAAAAAGCGAAAATCTTTTGCAACTTCCAAAAAAGTCTCTATCTTTGCACCCGCTTAACAGCAATAAAGGATTGATTCGCTAGCTCAGCAGGTAGAGCACAACACTTTTAATGTTGGGGTCTTGGGTTCGAGCCCCAAGCGGATCACAGCAAGGGATTACAGAAATGTAGTCCCTTTTTATTTATTATCAGCATTTTATGTAATAATCAATGAGTTAGAAGAACAAATAAGATATGGAATTTGTTTCATTATGGTTCATTCTATTTCATCCTATTTCATTAAATTTGCGGCAAATGTGATACCCTTGTGTGATACCAAATCTTTTAAATTATGAAGTACCCAACAGTGAGATTTGTGTTTGACCGGAAACACACGGCAAGCAAGACAACAAAAGGAACCGTTCAAATAGAAATCTTATTTGAGCGAAAAAGGAAATGGATTAGTACAGGTGTCAGGTTATACTCCGACCAATGGAATGATAAGGCAAAGGTCAAGAATACCGTTCAGTCGGTAGACTTAAACGAGCGCCTTGATGCTCAGATGCAGAACATAAACGAGTTCATCAATAATCTTATAAAAAACAAAGAGGCTTTCAGCTTTGATAAACTGGAACACTTCCTTAAGTACTCCCAGCAAAAAGAAAGCTTCATAGACTTCATAAAGCGCCGGGTAAGCGAAAGAACAGATTTAAGAAAGGGAACTTTAAATACTCACGCTTCATTAATCAACTCTCTGGAAGAGTTTGGCAGAATCGTTTATTTTTCTGATATAACAACGGCCAACATAATGTACTATGATGACTTCCTGCACAAGAAGTACAATAAACAGACTACCGTACATGGCTATCATAAGAGGCTAAAGAGATACATAAACGAGGCCATAAAATACGAGCTTATCAAAGAAAACCCCTATAATAAGCTCAAATTCGACAGGGGGAAAAGCGAAGGGATAAAATACCTAACCATAGAACAAATAAATCAAATACGGAGCTTAGAAATAGCTTCTGAAAGCATTGATAAAGTGAGAGACTTATTCATATTTCAATGTTTTACCGGATTGTCGTATGCAGACCTGTTTAAATTCGATTTCAGCACGGTTATAGAGAGAAAGAAGAAATTCTTTATAAGGGATGCAAGAGTAAAAAACCAAGAGGAGTATTTTCTTATGCTTCTCAAACCCGCAATGGAAATATTGCGAAAATACGATTTCAAACTGCCGGCTATCAGCAATTACCAATATAATTTAAGACTGAAAATCGTTCAAGAACTTGCTAAAATCAAATTAAGCCTTCATTCCCACATGGCAAGACACAGTTTTGCGGTAATGGCTCTGAATATGGGCGTATCAATCGAAAACCTTGCCAAAATGATGGGACATACAGACATAAAAACAACCCAGATATACGCGAAGGTGCTGAACAAGTCCGTACAGGAAGAATTTGAAAAGATGGATAGCAAGTTATAACCGAAACAACCCAGTGGGTTAAATTCAACCCAAAACAAGCGAAACAACCCACTGGGTTATAAAATCATTCTTGTTTTTCCATAAACTCTTTCAATCGGTACAGCCTGTCAATCGCCGGATTGTAAAACGGGTCGGGGAAATGCTGGTTTATATCGTGTATATTCGCTTGTATGTACTTCTTAACATCTAATATATTCTCCGATTCGCTTAACTCTATTTGAGTGGGTAATTGAGCCGTTAAAGCCCAATGAACGATAGCCTTTACACCATCTTCGTCGTATGCGTATTTACTTTCTTGTGCCATAGAGATATATTTTATTTTACCTCTTCCGAATAGACTTCTTCTTCAGTCTCATTACATACAATTGAAACAATACCGCCCTTATAATCGGCAAAGTAAGATTCATCGGTACCGTTATAGGATTCTATATAATCCTTACAATACTCGAACGATTCCTTAAAACCCTTGTTGTTAGAATCGTTGGCGTCGTTGAAATGTACATCGTAAGTTTTCATAATCTTATTTTTTATTGTTTGCAAAATTATTGTTTATTAATCTGCGATTTGTCTTATAAAGCATGTTTTTAAACATGTTATTCAAAACCTTTGAAATATCCCATTATTTTATCCGATAATTCACGCAGCCCACAACATATATACGTTTCGGTCATCGTTACGCTGGAGTGCCCCAACATCCGGCTAATAGAATACAAGTCCGCACCTCTTAAATATAAGTTGGTTGCGCAAGACTTCCGGGCGGAATGCGAGGAAATAAACTCCCACTTTTCACCGGTTATATATTCACCCGCTTGATATAGTTTTATCCGCTTATTTATCCTGCACCGGCGGCAAATACTTCTTATCGTATCGTTAAATGTCACATCCGAAACCTTTCGTTCATTGATACCATATTCCCGGTTTTCCTTCAGAATACGCAACACGGCAGGCGCCGCAGGTATTTCGGCCTTTGTTTTCGTTTTCTGGGAAATGTATATCAGTCGTCCGTCTATTATATTATCATCCGTAAAGTTGATGTAATCTGAATGCCTGGCACCAGTAAGACAACCGAGCAAAAAGCAGTTTTTCACAGCCCGTTCCGTCTCGTTAATCGGGTTATATGCCAACAGTGTTTTTATCTCGTCGTCCGTTAACCATGTACTTTGCGTAGCGTCCTTTTTCAAGGTCAATATAACCTCGAAACCTTTCGGAAAGGAATATACATCATTATACAGATTAAGAACCGATTTAAGCATAGCGCAATAGGTTTTAGCGCTATTGGTAGCTACTCTTTCATTAAGAGCCTGAACAAAGTTGTACAACCTCGGCTTTGTTATGCTGTCGAATGTACATTCTACTTTATTAACCTCTTCGTATACTCGTAAAACTTTCTCGTATTGCGGGTATTTCTTCAAAAACACGTTCTTTAAAGTCTCCATATTATTTACCTGATTTATTATCTTTTGTTTTCCCTATCGCAAGAGCAATACCTATCAAAGCCGATGTAATAACCAGCGCTGGACTAATATTCCATAAGATAACAATTAGCAAGATTGCCCAAAGCACAAAACCTAAATACATATATTCAAAATTTATCTGATTCTTTACTGTTGTTTATAAGTTCCCTTATTTTCTCTATATCGGTGCCGCTGATAAACAACACGGCACCGAATAACAGCAACATAACGGCTAACATTATATGACACTTTTTAAACGTCCGTTGCCATTTACAAAACCGTTGAGTATTTTCACCTCTTTTTCGGCTTCTTCCTTAGTCGGATAGCATTCTATTATACAGTTGTCCAAATTATCTAATATTCCGTAATATCCAAGATTTAACGGTTTGTCCTTGACGGTGTAACGCTTTCCTTTTACTTTCTTCTCGTAAAATTCCACTCCTTCAGCAAGAGGGGTATAATGCGATGAAGCGCTAAGCGTGCCCGATTCTATTTTGCATATAAACTCAATTATACCGGGTAAATCGTTTTTTAAACTGCTTTCCAGGCTTACACCGTCATAAGTTACACTATATTTTCGCTCCTTATCTGTGTATACGTTGAAAACATCGCCCGGCTGTATGTCTGCACGCACTTTCGCGCTGGTTATGATTCCCGCGCCTTCAATATCGTAATAGCGCACGCCGTTAAAGTTGCCCGTTTTAGTAAAGTTTATATTATCGAGCGGGTGCGCTTCAGATGTACAATCCGTTAAGGCTTTTTCCGGTCGTATTATATCCATGTACTTAACTTCTCTTTCCGCTATTTCTTTAGGACATTTTTTTAAATTACCGACATTGCAACAACCGTTTGAATTTACACGGGCAGTACCGTTTTTTTCATTAAAAGCCAATATAACGCCTATTTCTCCACACTGATCATAAACGACCTCCCCCAGTCTAAACCCGTCCAGTTCTTCGGGTATTGTCGGATAATCAAATGAATCATATTTTGCATAATCATCAATAATTAATGGGGTGTCATTCGCTTGGGGTTCTTCTGCTAGTTCCGGGATATATATTTCTTCAGGGAGTGCCGGCAGTTCTGTAGGCACTATCAGTTCTTTCACCTTGTCCGCTTGCTTTTTGCTGAATATCCATCCGGCGCGCTTTTCACCGTTGTAATTTAAAGACGGGTTAAAGCGTCCGCCCAATTCCTTTAACTGCTCTTTTATCGCTTTCGTATCGCCGAACACCGCAATAGCTTTTTCGGAATAATCCACCATTTCCAGACCTTCAACTGTAACGGGTTCTACTACGTTGGTACTTTCTTCCTGCCCCTTCTTCGGTGCATTCTTCTTTACTTTCGGCTCTATTACCTGGTATTCGTCGCTAACTTTTATACTCAAATAAAAATTAGTATCGTAATAATCTTGCATACCGTCGCTATCATCGTAACGGAAAGAACTTGCATACGTTGTAACAGCGTCCAGCACTTTAAATATTTCGGGCGTTAAATCCTTTTCCCAGCCCTTTACGGTGTTCATCGTGGACATATAACCACGTTCCGCGCTTCTTGACCCCTCAACAAAGGGAATGCAAGTGCCTTCTTTCAGTTCAATATGTAACGAATCCGTGTACATACTCCATTCAGAACGTACAGAGAATTTAAAGCCCGGGAAATTCTTCTTTGCATAAGATCTGACCTTTGCGGCGATTTCCTTTACACTTAACTTGCTATCATAGTTCGAACCAGCCCAACCGTTTGCAGTGTAGAAATTCATTGCTTTCATGATGATAAGTTTTTATGTTATTAATTTGTGCGTGTCCCGGAACTTGCACCGGGTGCAACGCTTGTACGTTTCACGCTTTGATAAATTCCGAGAACAAAGGAAGCTTATCCAATGCCATGGCAGCCGTATATCCTCCAGACCATCCTTTTTTATATCCTCCAAAATCTTTCTTGAAAGTTAGGTTAATGCAAAATTCTTTACCGTTATCGTATTTGTACAAGGAAAATTTGTACAAGTCTTTTTCTGAATGCTTTTTAAGCCACTTTAAATTATTCATTGCTTGCTTCCATTCATTTTCTTGTCGTTCAAATTCCCACCCGGTTTCTAAATCGAAGTAGATAGACTTATTTAGTAACTTCTTAACGCATGATAGCCCTACATTGTACGTATTTCCATCGCTTTTCCCTTTTATCGTAGCAATATTAAATATTGTACGTCCACAATCATCACACGTTAATGGAGTGCCATTTTCTACTGTTTGCATACACACGTTAATTAATTCGTATTCCTGTGTAGGTAAATTTCCTTTTTTCATAATGCTATATAATTTAAATTATTAAAATTCAACCTTATAGCGTGTACACATAAACCAATACAACACGATAACAGAAGCCTAACACAATAAGACTAAAAACGTATTTGTATCAAGTATATAAATAAATGGAAGAATATTTGCAGGTGAGAAATTAAAGAAGTACTTTTGCCTCCGCTTGGGGGGGGTACTTCTTTAAGTATTCCCAACCTACGAGGGTCTTAACATTGCAGTGTTAAGGCTCTCTTTTTTATTCCAACACTTAATAACACGCTTGTAAGAACCAGAACTTTATATCTATCTCTTTCTTACATTACAAAGATACGAATTATTTTGTAAACAGCAAAGAATATTGCAAAATATTTTCATAAAATACACATGCTATAAAACACACAATAAATACAACACAACACATTATATATCAAATACTTATAACATAAAATACAACCAAAAGAATATGTAAATATATAATACTAAAACAAACGAAATAAAGCTCTGCAATATCATAGGAGCAACCTATATAAGCAATAGAATATATAGATAATATAAATATATATATAGGTTCTTGGCGGAGTATGCGATGCGATAGATTTTATCTATATCACAACACACATACATAGATTATACTTATGATAATATACGCCTTATTAGATGATACGTTTAATAGATTTTATCTATGTAATATGCACATGATATTGATTTTGCTTATTGACGGTATTGGGTGTCTTCGGCTGCGCTGTGATAATCTTTGCTTTATTCCCAAAGCCAGCCACCAACAATAATGTAAATAAATAGAAACTTTACATTATAGGTATAATATAAACAATAACACACTATTATACAACAATTAATACCCATACACCCAGTCAAACAAGCCCCACCCCACCCCTATATTATGTAAAGTATTATGGCGTAGTCACCTCACCTAAAAATTTTTTATTTTCTCCATTTTTCCCAATTTGTAATGATATTTTACAACAAGACAACCGTTGTATATTCGCATTTTGCCCTGCACAGACGATTATTGGGTTATTTTCTACGTTTTAATATGTTTTTATTAGAAAATTTACTTGTTTTATAATCAGATAGTTGTATATTTGCATAATGAAGATAAAGAGCATAGATATATGTATTTAGCCTTTACAGATAAAAGGAAAAAGGTTATTTTCATAAAATGCGCCTATAGGAGCATGCGTTATGTTCTTTTAAACACAAAATTAGCGACTTACAATGAATAGAAGGGAATTAAAGGATTATGTGCTCGGTCTGCTGTCGCAGCATTGTGACGAATACGCCTCTACATTCAGGGATATATCTTTGGTTACAAGCAATCCCGAACGTACAGACAGATACGGCAGGCGTCTTGAAGGATTGTTCCGGGAGGGATATGGTGTTGTAACGAAAGACATTGCCGATTACCGTGTTCCGTTGTATGTTTTTACGGGAAAGATATACGAGTACATGGACTACAATGTGCTCTATGATGCCGTAGACAGGTGGCTTGAGAAAATGGGTGTTGCCGCCCGTGACCGAACTAATAAGATTATGTATTCTTACATGAACCGGATAATAAATGTCATTAGAGACCATGAGCTGCAACCCGACCTTAGCATTATGTGCTTTACTAATTGCGTGGTTGACATGAATACTTTAAAGACTTACCCGCACTCTCCGAAGTTTGACTGCGTGAAGATGTATCCGTTTAAGTATGACCGCAAGGAGATATTCAACTGTCCTACCTGGAGAAGCTTTCTTGGAGAAAGCTGGATACCTACGGAAGAGCTGGACGGCGTATTGCCGGAAAAGCACAAGCGCAGGATATTGCAGATGTTCCTCGGTGCATGCCTTGTCAATAGGAAAAATATAAGCTTTGAATATTTCCTTATATTGCAAGGTACTGGTGCGAACGGTAAAAGTGTTATTTACCGGGTTCTAAAGGATATGTTTGGAGAGGATGAAATACTAAACATAAAGATGAGCCAGTTTGCAAGAGGTGGGGATGAGCAGCTGCGTGCCGCCTACTCTATGTCAAGGAAAAGGCTTATGTACTGCACGGAAAGCAACCGGGGTGATTTCAAGGACATGAGCATCATCAAGGCAATATCCAGCGGAGAGCCTATTGCCTGCCGGGGAATAGGCGGGAATATCACAATGATGCAGAGACCTCCTATTATGCTGTGCAACTCCAATTACCGTTGGCAGCCGAAAGATTTCCTGAACCGTGACGACCCTGACGACGAGAGCATGCAGCGCCGCGCCCTGGTGCTGAACTTTGACAAGACAATACCGGTGGAAAAGAGAGACACCATGCTTGCAGAAAGAATGAAAGCGGAACATGCCGGTATAATGGCTTGGATTGTGAAAGGGCTGTGCGAACTTAAAAAGAACAATTGGCGGATGCCTGAGAACTTGGGCGGGAAGATTGATTTGAAACTGGAACGGATACGGTCGAGTGTTACGGGAAAGGATGGGAAACTTGTGGACGGGAGCATTTCGGAATATTTCAAATACAAAGAGTGCCAGCCGGAAGAATTTGAAGGGAGCGGTTCCATAGAGCTGACATCCTCGGATATATACAAGAACTATGAACGGTTCTGTAAGAAAAATGGGGTTGTCCCGGTGTCTCAAAGGAAGTTGGGTATTGACATGCTTTCACTCGGATACGCACGGGAAAAACGTGCAGATAAGGGATACAGCAATGTCTATACGCTGTGGTGTGGCAACGAGGATATTGTGAATAACTTCATGAGACACATTCCCAATATTGCGGAAGAGGCGAAGACCAATCTGTTTGAAGGTTGGGAATATTCGGACGAAGATTTCCTGAATGAGGATTAAATATGAAGAATGATACGATACTACATATCACAAAAAAAAGAGATTGAAAGAGGTTGTATTCCGCCTGACTGCGATTTTGCAAAGGAAATAGGTTTTACTTCGGACAAGTTTTCAGGCTATTTATGGAAACGTGGCAATGCCATATTAGTTTCTTTAATAATAAGCCGGGAAGAAAGAAGAGGCAACTTTTTACACCTGCTCAATGCCTTAAAGGAAAAGGGATGTGACATTGTCGTCCCCAATCCGAGCAGCCGTATGGCGTTGATATGTGACAGGTTCGACATGGAACTCATGCAACACAAAGGGGAAGAATATATGTTTTACAACAACAAAATAAAAAAATAAGGATTATGGATTTCGGAAAGAGACAAATCGGGAATACTGTTATTCTCAAGTACAAGAAGGGCGATTTGCCCTTCATTAAGGTATCAACCGTAAGCGGAGATTTCTCCGTTGAATATGGGGCAGGGAGCGTGATGTTTATGATGCTGAATAATACTCCATTGGAAGACAAGGTAGATAACCTGCCAATGCTTATAGTGCGTAATGCCCAATATGTTGCCAATTGCATTGATGTGGAGTTACAGGTGGATGTATTAAAGGCAATAGGGAGTGCCCTTGACCGTGCGGATGCTAAACCTATATCTGACGAAGAAGACGCTAAGATTATTGAAGAGGAAAGGCAGATGTATGAAATGAAAAAAGAGTTGGAGAAATAACCATGAAAGCAAAATATTTCAGAAAGATAAGAAGCCAAGTAAAGTGGTACAAGGTATCGCACAGAGAACAATTATTGTTTGGTTTCAGTAACGAGAAAGAAGTGTTGGCTAAATCGCCCGAAAATGCTTGTATCAGATACCATAAGCGTACAGGTGCTTTCATCAACAAAAGGAATCCTAACGACATTACTCAATATTCAGAGATGCTTTCCCGCTTTAAGGTGTGTATAGGTCAGAAAGTAATGTATTTCGATTAAAAGTTAGTAACCATGTTGGAGAATAAATACCAAATACACGAGTTTAATCCGACAATATACCCATTCAGATTGTGGGTAGGAATTAACCCATCATTGGGAGATATGCAGAATAAATTCTATGCCTTGACTGATAAAATGGAGCGTACTGATTTTACATCAGAAGTATTAGGAAATAACACGTTTACTATTGCGACTTGTTATCCTGTCAGCGATAAAAAAAGCGGTTGGATTGGTATATTTTGCGGAATATTCAGAAAAGACAGATTATCCGTTGGGGTTGCCGCCCACGAAGCAAGCCATATCACAGACTTTATATCCGATTCATTTGAATTGGGCGGGTTTAATTTCAATAATGGAGAGGCAAGGGCGTATCTTGTTCAATGGGCTGCTGATTGCATTTGGCAAGTGAAAAGTGGGAAGTTTAAGGATTAGAAGGATACACAACTGCCGGGATTTATTTCCCGGCTTTCTTTTTAGCAGCAAGATACAAGGAGCAATTATTGCATGAAAGTGGCAGATAGAAATGCACTGTGGTGTCCTCTTCCTTTATTTCGTCCTTTTTGATTTGAGTAATGTCTGCTATCATTTTAGTGAGGTCAATCCATTCCTTGCATCCCTCTTTCCCGTCATATTTCTTACGGGCAGCGATAAGTTTACGAAGTTGGTTTTCTTTTGATAGCTCGGAAGCAATATCTTCCTCACTAATACCATCTACCAATATATCATCCTCTTTCTCGCTCTCTTTTTGCCTGCGTTTAATCTTTCTGCTTGCAGAGGTCAAATAGTCCATGAAGTCTTTATCGTCGGACAAAAGGGTATTCATGTTCTTCTTGTTTATCTCCAGGTTATATACCGGATTGTAAAGACCGGAAATAAGATAGGCGTCCTTGTCTTTCCATCCTAACGCTAAAAGGTCGGCAAAAGCCTTCTCTTTTATACTGATTCCCGCTTTTCTGCATTCAGAACCCAACCCTTTGCTGAATGTTATTTTTTCTTCCTTTCCTCTCAACATATTATTATGATTTTCAATTATACAAATACAAAATAACAGCAACATCTTATATGCCACTGGTTCTGATACTCCGAAATGGGGTGATAACCCACCATGCTGTCACAATATGAGCATGGGTAACTGCTCCCCCTATAGGAATAAAAACCGGTAGCTCCTTTGTTCTGGTGTTCAATCCCCCAAAACCACATCCACGCAGAGCCTATTGCAAATCGGGTGAGGGTATTTAGGGAATTGTAAGCAGAATTGGGCTTGCCAACTCCATAACTTACCCCATCGGTTTTAATACGTGTGGCAGCAGCCCCGCCATTATAGACCGCCCGCTTAAAATAAGGATTGGCATAAGGTGAATTAAGGCAAGACCTTACGCTATCCTTTATTTTATTTTTCCCGATTCCGGCTATCAGACCGGCTGCAATGGCAGCTTCCACCTCGTACTGAAAACGGTTGCAATAAATACCGATACGTTCCGATAATGTCTTTCCGTGGTCTTCCCTGTTTATAAAAGCAACAATGGCATCCCTGTCTTCTTTCCTGTCATACACAGAAAGGGTTTCCGTGTAATCGTAAATTAATTCACGCAACTTACGGAGTACTTCGCTTACGTCCCGCTTTAAATTCTCGTTTGCAGAGAACCGGAACATTGAGGGTTGAATATCATACTTGAATGATATATCTATAATCTCTTTTGCCGCCTGCACAAGAAGTTCCTCCAAATGGCTTTGCATAGATATTTCAGCCTGCAAACGTAATTTTATGAAATCCTTTGCGTCCTGTATCTGTTTTTGTGTAGGTTGCTTCATTGCTTGTCGTCTCCTGCCGGATTATGTTCAACTTCATTATCTGTGGCGGACACCTGCTGGGATTTCAATTTATAAAGAATATCAGACTGCTGTTCTTCTTTCTTTTCTTTCATAATCCTATCCCAGTCACGAGGATTGCTGTACATCTGAATTTGCTCATTTGCGGTCTGTCGGGACAAGAACCCGTTTTGAACAGCAACCGCAAGATTTTGTACAAGTTCAGATTCATTTAGATGTATATACGGCTTTATCCAAGCATATACATTCAAATTTTGCAAGTCGATAAGATTTTCGGTTTCTACCCCATAGCCATAAGTGAATATCTTCACCATATCATCAATGAGATGGTTATATTCCTGGGCGTCCTTCATGGCATTTTCAAAAGCAGGAGAATAAAGCAGCTTTATAGCTACACCTGGGAGGTCTCCGCTTCTTACTTCCGGTGGAATTACCGCAAAAGACTGCTCATAGATTAACTTGTATAAAGTATCAAGCTGCTTGGTAAAGGCAGTGGAAACATCTTGCTTGTTAAGATAACCGGCTTCATCATCCGGTCCCATTGATATGCACTTTATAGTGCCATCAATCCCGCCCTCTATATTAATATTCTCCCCTTCGCCTTTGAAATACATAATAGGAAAGGCGTAAGCCGTGTTATTTTGTGACAATTGCGAGAAAGCAAGTTCATATTGCTCTATGCTGTCTTGTGAAGGAGACCAACAAGCGCCGGCTTCATTTCTGTGATAAGCCACAGGGATAAATGTAAAGCCATGTTCCTGAGAAGATACAAGTTCGTATCCGCTTAATCCAAACAAGCTCTTTATCACTTGCTTTATTTTGTTGTACGCCCCCTTCCCCTTTCTAAAGCGACGGAGATATTTCTCATCCCAAACTTCAAGCCAGTCTGTAACTGTATTTCCATTATTGTCAAAATCGGAATAGGAACGGGCAAACAATGTAAGTTTTCCTGTAACATTATCGAAATGGGGATATAACGTATCTCCTTTCTCAAAAGAAAGGACTTTCCAATAGAAAATTCCTTTTCGGAGATAACCTACAAATGCTGTGTCCCCCGTTATCTTTACGGATTTTGCCGCTTCATACCATGCTATCTCCATGTCCTTTACAGCCCATCCGGTTCGAAACTTAAAAAATGTATCCTTTACTTTTTCATTTTCGGTATCCCCTTCCAACTCAAATTGAATGTCGTTTCCACAAAGATGAACCAGGTGTTTGATTGTTATAATCCTCTGAAACGCAAAAGCACATCTGATAACGGACTCTCTAAACCACTCTTTTGTTTCAGGGTCTTGTCTTAATCTGTCCGGATATACCAATGGGTCATTTATAGCATGTCCGGACGGCTCAAATTCCCTCAAAAAATCCATTTGAGTTATTATCTGATATGTCGGATTGTCTAAAGGCTCATTAACGGACAAGCTGCCAGATATAACCCCTACTGCTTGTTTGTATCCATTTGGCAATATTCTCCGAAACGGACGGCGTACCATAATCTGTCGTGTACTTATATTCTCCATAATCCTTTTGGTTTAGTGTGTTGTTTTCTTATATCAAAAATCTGTCTGTAAATCATGGCTTCTATAAAGTCGGGAGAATGGCCGACGTACTTTTTCATCACTTCCTTTTTAATTAAAGAGAAGCCTTTATCTGTGTCTGCATCCCGGATGGCTTTGCGTTCTTTCATCAGGATATTATAAAGTGTCATATCCGAATATCCGTTTCCTGAAAACTTACGCGACAACAAATCGGGGTTAATCGAAATTTCATCATTCTTAATCTTCTTAACGAGAATATCAGCGCATTGTGATTTCAAGGAAGAATAAATATATTTGATTGATTTTTCATCGGCCTTTGCCATCGGAATTGGAGCTGCCATATTATTAAACTTGACCGCATCCGGGAATTTGCCTTTAAAGTCCTGACCAGGGCCATTCAAGTCAAAAACAAAGTCTTTCTCCAAGACTCCCCATTCACGCAACTTATATGCGACGCATTCTTCCGTCCGCTTGGAGTTATCCCGGCTTACATATACATCCTCGATATGGTTCCCAATCCAAAGCCACAAGACAAGATTATCTCCGCCTTCATACGCAATATCACATGATACCCTTCGCTTATTATCTCCATATTGGGCGGAGTTGTTGAAGAAACGCTCCATGTGTTCGATTTTAAGAATATCGTCGCCGGCCGCTTTAAAATTCCAATTTCCTTCGAGGTCGCGAGCGCGGGATTCTTCATCCTGCTGGGCAAGATTAGCCGCATAATTTGAGTCAGCCTCAATCAATTTGATATTATCCTCCAAACGTGCCCGTATAAAAACGACTGACTTGACAAACATTGTTTTCTTATTAAATCCCAATTTTTTGTAAGCATCATTCCAAAGAGGGTCTATGATGGATTTACATTGTTCATATACCTCTTCTGGCGTGTCTCCCCAAAATATATTATTGGGAGAATCTCCATCCATAAAACAATATCTTTTCTTTCCATCGCGTTCTGGCATAGGATTCCCATCCTCTCCTATCCACCAATCTATAAAAACGCGCACCCAGCTATCCGGGTCCGGATTACAAGTACCCCAAAAACGGTTTTTAATACCATAAGCGTTACGGTTGCAAGTGATAAGGTATTTAACCTTGTCATAAGAACAATGGGTTATTTCGTCTATACCGATATAACAGAACTGTTTACCTTGAAAGCGCTTCTTGAAATCCTCAAAATTATCAGCAAAATAAGAAAACCACAGTTTTCCCGCGTTTTCTCCAAAATTCCAAGTCATATCCGATATAGAGCGGTTATAAGTTCCAAATTGGGAGTAAATAAGATACGACGTGTTAATCATATCTCTAAGGTCATCTTTCTCGTTACGCAGAAGAACGGCATTAAAACGTGGATTTTTAATGTCTGGCAAGGATTCCATTAATAAAGTAAATGTTTTTGAACCGCCACGATTTCCTCCCATAATAACAATGTCGGCATCGGAAGCTAATGAGTTCTCCTGCCCGCCGGATTGAGCTATAACATTGAAATCATTTTTCAAATTACGCAACCTGTCTATGTATTCATAACTGAATACACCCTCTCCCTTTTTCGTATATACAATCTTGTCGTGTTCCATAAAAAAAATAAGCCGGCGTATGCAGTATAAATCCACACACTCCGGCTTGAATCACAGCTCTATGAGTTATATATAATGCAAATATACGATTTATTATAAATTTTCTAATACTTTTCATCAAAAAATACACATAAAGCATTGTATTTTAGAAAATATACTATATATTTGCAATACTAAATCATGTGATATGATAAAGATAGACGCTAAGCTGGATGAAAAACAGACCAGCGAAAAAGGGAATTTTGTAACATGTCCGGTGTGCGGGCAAAAGTTGACCGATGTAAAAATAATACACGGTAGCGTATTGTTTAGAACTGTATGCCGAAGATGTCGTAATTTTATCAGCGTCAGAATAGAAGAATAGCAATTTTACATATGCAAGCCTAAGAGCTTATTAGTGCACAAAGCACTGATAGGCTCTTTTTTTTTATAACACAAACTAAATAAACACGATGGAGAAAGAACAAATCTTATCCGAACTGACGACCAGATTAGGACAAACCAGTCTTTCGTCACAGACATTAATGAAGTACATAGAATTGAATCCGGTAGCAGAAGGAATGGAGCCTGATGACGCTTATTATAGCAAGGCGACATCTTTTCTGCAAGGAATGCAAGGGCAGTACAACCATGATGTCGCAACACAAGTTGAGAGTTTTAAGAAAAACTACAAACCTCAACAGAGTTCTCCTGACTCAGGAGAAGGAGCAGGAGATAAAGTCCTTGCCGACAAGCTAAAGGAAATGGAAAATGAGATTTTGCTTTTAAGGGAAGAGAGGGAAGCGGAGAAAAACGCCGCGTCAATCCATGACTTAAAAGCCCAGTCTATGGACTTGTTGAAATCTCAAATTGAAAACGGGGGCAAAAATATCTGTAACGATGAAATCCTGAATATCGCCATATCTGACGTGAAAATCACCAAAGATATGGAAGTGGAAGAAATTGTCAGTTGTGCCAAACGCAATTATGAAAAAAGATACAAGGCGATTTTCGGAAATGGCGCTTCCCCAAGTATCAACCAATATGCAGAAACCGGAGAAGAACAGGCAAAAAGCCGCCGTGAAGCATTCAAAGACCGGCTAAGAGCGCAAGGAAAACTTCCTCGAAAACAATAAACACATTAAAACAGACAAAGAATGAGACAATTAGGAACTTTCAACACTATCAGTCAATCCCGGTCGGGATTTGGCGGAAATTTTCCTGTTTGGTCAAGAGTAAGAGAATTATATCAGGGTGGTGGTATGATTGATGTCGCCGGAATGGGATTAAAGCCTGGTGATATTATACATGCCGGCACAATGGTAAAATTCAATGGAGCAGGCAAACAGGTAGAGGTAATTACAGCAGATGGAGTGACTGGTGTAAAGGCAGTAGTGACGCTTACTATCACTAAAAAGGCATCCGGAAACGGGGATTTGTCTATTGTGTTAGGCGGGAAAAGCTATTCGGTTGCCGTAACAAGCGCATCAGAAAGTACCCCAGAACTGGTAGCTACCAAAATCGAAGGAGCAAAATCTTCTTTTGCAGAATGGGATGTAAAACGTAGTGGGGCTACTGTGACTTTCACGCAAAAAACCGCTGCCCAACTTTACGCATACATGTTTATTCCAGGAAATACCGGAGTAACGGGAGATATTGAGGAAACTGTCAAAGGAGTTCCCGCCGGCGGAAAGCTAACCGATGTCAACGGCCTTGTATTTGAAGACGTATGTATCCCTGAAGGCTGTATCCTTGCAACATGCGCAGTTGTACGCGCAGGCAGAATTTATGCAGACAGGGTGTTCGGTGGTGGCATTCCCAAATCGGTAGAAGCACAGCTGCCTATGATTGAATTTGTGCGTGAATCAGACGAATAAAGAAAGGAGAATAATATGTACACAAGAAACAAAGAATTTTACGACATTGTAGGGAAAGGTCTTGCAGCATTGGGATATACTGGGAATAAACCGCTGGAAGCATGGATTAATGACATGTTTGCCGAAAAATACAATGCGGAACAAACGTTCTCCCAAATGGGTTTCCCGTTAAATCCTAATATTCCTCTGAATCCCACATATGAGCAGATAGAAGCAACAGTCCGTGCATACACGCTGGCTACCTATGTGGATATTGACAGCGACGGCGCAACCAAGTCTACGGACGGAATGTCTCTGCAAATGGGTGGATTGCCAACCTTCAAGCATGAGATTGTACTGAGCCGCAAAATCCTAAGAGAAAAAATGATGCTGATGGATGCTATAGGCAGTACCACTCCGGAAATTGAGTCTACAATAATGGAGCTTCTGTTTAATGGAGTGGACAGTTTACTTGGTGGTAACTACAATACATTCCTATACCAGCGAAATCAGGTTGTATCCAACAAAGGTAAGCTAATCATTGACGCAGCTAACAACCCGCTTGGCATTGCATTGACTATAGATTTCGGCGTACCTAAAAAGAATATCAAAGATTCTATCTGGTATAAGAAGCCGGAAAGCGAAGCGGTGCAGGAAGAAGCTTTGGGTACTACAATAGACCCGATAAAAGTCATGAGGCAGGTAAGACGCGATTCCCAAGAAAAGGATTTTGCCCCTGCTGGTCACTGGGAATGCTCCAAGACGACCTTTGAGGATTTGATTAACCTTCCGTATTTCCGCCAAATGTACACAGTTGCGACACGCCCGGATATTTCCGATAAAGGCATGCAGTTGGCATTTGCTAATCTTGTCCCCGATGAAACAATCAAAGCTTTCATTGAAGCGCGTATCGGTGCCGAAATCAGAATTGTCGATTCAATATCCGTAGTGGAAAAATATGACAAATCTTCCAAAGCTATACAATACAAGAATTTGCAAAGCTTTGAAGAGGGGGTATTGGCGTATGTTCCAAATGAAGACCTGGGTGATGTACAATGCGGACGTCCTATTTTCATGGAAACACCGGGCGCCCGTACGGCATTGTATGACGGCGGCCGCACTCTGATACGTCAGGTATTCAATGATGAAACCATGACGCAGGTAATCAAATCAGAAGTGACCGGATTGGTTGTTCCTAATAAGGTTCGCTGGTTCTACTACTTGAACATTAAAGGTAAATAACCATGAAGGATTCTCAAAATACAAGTAAATTATCCATAGCTGAGGAACTGACTGATATAAGAAAGCCGATAGAAATCGGGAATATATCAGTCGAGTTCCCCGCTACGGAGAACGATATTTCCATAGAGGAATACCTCCGTGGTTGTGTCGGTTTTGAGGTTACGGGCAGTGCTATTTCCACCATACTGATTGACAGGGGAATTGCACCGGGAACGGATGTCACCACGTTGGAGAAGCGCCAGAAGGACTTGTGTCGGGCAGACCTTTACATGTGGTGTGCAAGTACACCGAGCGTAACCGGAAGCGTAGAGGATGCCAACGGCGTGTGGAAGCACAAGGAAGGCGGTACACAAAGCTCTGCCTATGACAAGCGCAACCTTCGGCAAATGGCAAATGACATATACGCATTGTATGGAGAGAACGTCCGTAAATCATCTGTCAGAATTGTCAATTTTGGTATGAACATGAATAAAAGGTATCCGCTATGAAAGTAAATAATCCACGTTTTCCGCATACATGCAAAGTGTATCGTATTTCCGGAGAAACATCTTTTGACGAAGGAAGTGAGACTGTATTGTACGAGGGGAAATGTAACAAGTACGGAAGCACAAGCCTTAGGACATTTACAAAAAGCAATGTCATAAAGAGTGATTATGCAATAGACATTCCTGGACTTGTGAAGGGTATCATTGCGGGAGACCTTGTGGATGTTACCGATTACGGTGGAAGTTTTGAATCATGCGTAGTAACGGATTGTTACCCTACGGAGATGGGGACAACGCTGTATTTCAATCTGGCTAAGAATTAGGGAAATGGGAGATAATGCTAAAGTCTTGGAAGATGCTAAGAAGAAGATGAATGTGTTGATACAGAAATCTCTTATCATGGGGGCTAAAAAAATAGCCTCCCAAATAAGCAATGTCATCCGAGAAACAGGCACATATCATAACGTAACCGGGAATACAAGGGGTTCTATCGCGTGGGGGATATACTACAACGGGAAACTTTTACTATACGACACTCCTTATGACAGGGAATTTACCAAAAGAAAAACAATGGTCGGCGGGGAGTTTGATAAGAATACCAAATTCAAGGCTCCCAAAGACAGCAAAAGCTACGCCCATTATTATGGATTTGAAGCGTCGGTTGAATTTCTGAAAGGTTATTATAATCCCATTGCAAAAGGAATAAGCATCGTATTTGTCGTAGGAACTCACTATGCAGAATATTTGGAAAGCAAAAAGGGACTGATTGTTATGAGTGACGCATATCAGTTTGTAAAAAATAGCGGTACAAGCTTAATTGGTAAAAGCGCTTTTAACAGTTCATCGCTGGCTCCTTTTAGCCCTATAAACTCTGCACCAAATGAATTATCATTTTAGCTATGGGGTACGAACAGGATTTTAAATACAAAGACGCACTTAAATCATTGTTTGACGCAGCAAAGACGGTAAGTGAGAATGTGTTCACAAATGACCGTCCTGCTGCTGTGCCTAAGCAAATGGATAATTTCATTGTGGTGTCATTGCCCGGCTTGTTGTCTTCCATGACCTATGGCAGCGGATTTGGGAATATCCGTACCTATTGCACCATTGAAGTGTATGTCAGACAGAAAAAGGGAGGTGCGGAAGATTTGGGACAAATGGACGCTATTGTAGGAGATATTCTTTCCCTATTCCCTATCAGCGACAATTTCATAAGTGCCTCAAACCCCAAATTAACCTTGAAAGGAAATGACGGATTAGGGTTCAGCGCAACATTGATAAGGACTGACCTTGTGATAAAATAAACATAAAATAAAACGATTAAAACTATTTATTATGGCAATGAAAACAAAGCAGGAATTGAAAGATGTATTTAGTGGTCTTTCATCCATTATGTTGGTAAAGGGTGGCATTACAGATTTTGCATCAGTAACCCCAGATTTTGACTTGCCTGTTACTGTAGACACTCTTACATTGTCTCAGGCAGAGCCAACACTAAACCGTACAAAAGTACATGGATTGCAGGCTGATTGGGCTGTAACAAGTACGGCGGGCGATATTACGTTTGCCGCAACAGTACCCAGCATGAGTAAAGAACTGGTTGAGTATTTTCTCGGCGAAGCTAATGATATTGAGAGCGCTACTGTTAATGGAGTGGCATATTCCGGATTCTCCGCTACGCTGAGTAATAAAAAACTGAATGTCGGCTTTGCCTTGCTGAGCGATGATGCAGAAAAATGCCTTTTGGTTAAGAAGATGGCAATCTATGCACGTCCATTGTTTGAGAACGCCTCTACTACCCCGTTCGGCTTTGCATTAAGTGGAACCATTGAAATTGAGGATGGGGCGGTATCAGACGCATCTTCCGACGACAACATCGCTTTCTTGACAAAAAAAGCAGCCTGACCGTAGCTCCTACTTCCCTGTCGTTCTCTAATACGGCAGATAACACAGGGAAGACCATTACCGCTACAACAAAAGAAAGCACCGTTTCCGCTTCATCAACAGAAACTTGGTGCAAAACATCTGTCAGCGGGAAAGTGGTAACGGTCAAGGTTACTGAAAATAGCGGAGCATCCAAAAGAACGGCTACTGTAAACATATCTACTCCCACAGAATTTGGGCAAGTAGAAGTCACACAGGAAGGTTCTACTATTTAGGCAACATGGCGGTGCGCATTATTGCCGCCGCCTTTTCTTTTTCAACTTCTCATAAAAACGACATGAACGATAAAACAATAAACCAACCTACCACAGCAGAGCAGAAAACGCTTGACGACGTGCTGGAGAACAGCATAGATTATATTACGATAAGAGGAAAAAAGTTCGGTATAAAATGGCTACATCGTGGAACAATACGGAAACTTACCCATGTCTTGCATTCCTGCAAAAGCGAGGATGAAGTCACTGCCAAATGTGCCTCTCTCATTATTCTGAATAATTGGTGGAAGATAAGGCTTTTCCATTGGATATACTGGCGCATGTTATGGAAAAAATACACGGATGACGAATTGTACGGAATACTTCTCATTGGTAAAAAAAAAGTGGAATCTCAGAGACTGGAATACTGGAGTGCTTTCACATTACTGACCGGAATGAAGGATACGATAATGACAATGACGAGAAAGGAAGCAGAACGTATCCTTCAAGAACTTCGGCAGGAGCAGCATTTGCAAACGGAGAAAAACACCCAGAACTGACACGTCCGTTAATTATTCTTTGGGGCATGGTTAATATCCCTAACTGGTATATGGACTGGGTATTTACCTGCGCCCAATACGAGCTTCTGATGTGCGACGCTCCGATTGTGGTATATGATAATGATAATAATACCGGGCAAAAGGAGCACACAGCCAAAGAGATGGAAGATTTAAAAAGGAAGTGGGAAGCAAAGAGAAAAGAGCAGGAAATGAAAGGACAAAGAATTTCCCTTAATGATTTTATGGTAAATGGCGTTAATGCCATCAAAAAAGACACAAAAAAATAATTAGCATGGCAGACTTAGGTTCACTCAATTTCAGCATTCACTTGAAAGACTGCACGGAGCAGGATTATGAAAAAATTAAAAAGAAGCTCGTTGAAAAGCAAGTTAAACTTAACACTAAATTGGGAGTTAAAGTTGATAGAAAAACCATTAGAGAGTCAATAGACAACGCTTTAAAAAGTAAGGTGTTTAAAGCTAATGTAGAGGTCAACAAAATTAAAGTGCCCACTGAAGTTAAAGCAAAACTGAGAATAGATCGTACTTCCCTTAGTGATAGTATATCCAGTGCTTTAAATAACAAAAAATATAAAATAAACATAGTAGTAGATAAGGCTAAAGCCAGTGATGCCGTCAAACAGGCATTACAAAAAGCTGGATATACATATAACACTACGCCACTCGAGCAACAGCGCATTCTTGATATTCAGGCAAAAATGGCAGAAAGGGCGGCACTTGCCGAACAAAAACTTGCAAATGCCCGAATGCAGGCTGCAAGGGCTTCCGGTACACACAATACGGCAATGAAAAGGGAAAACACAGCCATGTCGTCCCAATCAAGGATAGCCGGGGAGCTGAAAAACCAAATCGCCAATGTGTATTCCATATATACCGTAGAGCGTTTTGTAAGGGGATTATATACCATTGGCGGAGAGTTTCAGAAACAACGCATTGCCCTTACATCCATTTTGGGAGACAGCACGAAAGCGGAAACCATATTCAACCGCATTAAGGATTTAGCGGTTGTCTCTCCGTTCCAGTTTAAAGAACTGGCTTCATACGCCAAACAATTGTCCGCATACAGCATCCCGTATGAAGAGCTTTACGATACGACCAAACGACTTGCCGACATTTCCGCAGGTGTGGGTGTCGATATGGGACGTATCATATTGGCGTACGGACAGGTGCGCAGTGCAGCTTTTCTCCGTGGGCAGGAATTGAGGCAGTTTACAGAGGCTGGTATCCCGTTGGTCGATGAATTGGCGAAACGATTTACTGTTCTTGAAAATCGTGTTGTGAGTGCCGGGGAAGTTTTCGATAAAATCAGCCGGAAAGAGGTCAGCTTCGGCATGGTGAAAGATGTTCTTTGGGATTTAACCGATGAAGGCGGCAAATTCTACAACATGCAGGAAGCCCTTGCGGAAAGCCTTGCTGGTAAATGGAGCAACTTGCAGGATGCTTGGGATGTGATGATGGCGGACATTGCGGAAGGTAATAACGGTGTGCTTTCGGATAGTTTGGAGATACTGACTGAACTGATGAAGCATTGGGAACAATTTGTCAGGGTACTTGGCTCTGTTGCCGCCGCTTATGGAACATATAAAGCAGGCGTATCATTAGCCAACGTATTAACAGCGAAATCCATTGCTTCCCATTACTCATTAGCGGGAGCAGCAGGTATGGCTACTCAAAGATTAGCAGGAGAAGCAGCGGCAATGGGAATGATGAATAAACAAACCGCCAAAATGATAGTAGGCGTTAACAGCCTTAAAGCGGCATTTGCCTCATTATCAACATTCAACGTCTTTACAATAGCTCTTTCAGCATTAGCGGGTGGTGTATTTTATCTACACAGTGCTTACACAGAAGCGAATAAGCTAAATAATGAATTAAATGAAATAACCTCGAAAGCATCTCTAACAGCTCAAAATGATATTGACATGTACAAGATGCTTGTAAATCAGCTTGGGCATGTAAAAAACAGTTCTAAAGAATATAATGACATTCTTCAAAAAATACAGTCTCGCTACGGGAGTTATATTGGAAATATACAATCCGAATCCGATGCGTATGAAGTCCTAAAAAATAAGATAAACGATGTAACAGCAGCATTAAAAAATAAAGCCGCTGAAAATGCAAGGCAACAAGGTATAAGCCGAATTGAGGAAGATTATAATAAAAACATAGCTGATTATACACAAGAGCTAACAAATAAACTAAAAGAGAGCGGGCTGAGCAAAGGGGTTGCGGAAGCAATTGCGGCTGCATTTAGAGCTAAAATACAAGAAGCTCTAAGTCAAGGGTTAACTATAAATTCCGATAGTCTCCTTAACAAATTATTTGAAAAATCTGGAATAAATAAATCTATAACAACTGTATCTACAAACAAAATATTAGGAATTGATGTCAATGAATTTGATGAAATAGGATTGGCGGCAGGGAAACTAAGTAAAGAGTTGTTTGCACTAAATAAACAGACATTGGATTATAATAATACAATTAGTAATTTGTTTGGTTATACTCCTAAAAAAGACACAATAGAAGAAACAATAGAAGGATGGAGAAAATCTGTAAAAGATTTTATTGGAGAAAGCAAAGAATTATCACGCTTTATCCCAAAAGAGGATGAAACGAGAGAAAACTGGATAGAAAATGTACTATCACAATATAATCAATTAATAGAAAGAAGAAAAGAATTAAATGAACTTTCTAAATCATCCCCGTTCCTCATAGATAAAAATGAGTTAGAGACAGTGGATAATAGTATAAAAGAGATAAAACCACTTATTGATTTCTTTAATTTACTATCATTATCATCATTCAATAAAAATAAAAGCACAAAAGACCCTATCGCCGAGCAATGGAAAGAGCGTACCGACCTCATAGACAAAGCCGTTTCCAGCTATGAGAAATGGAGAAAGATAGAAGGAGAAGAAGCCGCATCCCAAAGAGTGAAGGGCATTTCTGAATTTGCCCCTATCTTTGATAAGAGCGGGGTCAATTTGGACTTAAAAGACCCAAGCAGGGCTTACAAATACATCCAAGGGCAGTTAGACCGGAGCAAAGAGAAGCAAGAAGATTTATACATTTCTCTTGGTATCAAGATTGACAAGGCTGGAATTGACAGTGCGAAGAAAGAAGTTGATGATGCCTTAAAGGAGATAGAGAAGTACGTTTCCCAAACCGGAGAAAAGTGGGATTTATATAAGAAGCTATTCAATGCTTCCGGCAACAAATCTCTTTCCATGAACATCGCTTTCGGCGGAGAGGTCTCATTCAAAAGTGTAGTAGATGATTTGCGCAACCAACTTTCCAAAGCGCTTGAAAATACGGGAAGTAAATTCTCCGTTACAGATGTCCTTGCCATGAAAGAGGATGATGTAAAAAAGCAGTTTGGGGAAGGAGTAATTCTGAAACTATACCAATCAATCAACGAGGAAAGTAAGAAAATGCGTTCAGAAAGCCTTGAAAACCTTTTAGGCATGATTGAGGATTATAAAGATTATGCCCAAAAGATAAAGGATATTGAACGTAATCTTCAAAAGGACTTGGCAGATATTGAAAACCAAAGAGGTCAATTAGGCGAAGAAGCAACCGACAGGCTTATAGCACAAAGGAAAAAGAAAGCGAGCGAAGATGCTGCATCAACCAAATTTGAACAATTCAAGAGTTCGGAAGACTGGGCTAAGACCTTTGACGACCTTGACAGACTTTCTTCTGCAACTCTTAGCAGGCTAATCAAGAACCTGGAAGAGTTTAAAAACACGACCGGACAAAGCTTAAAAGTAAACGAGTTCAAAGAGCTTGTCAATGTTTTAAAAAAGCTACGCGATGAAAGCGAAAGCAGAAACCCTTTCAAGACATTATCAGACGGAATAAGAGAGTATGCGGAAGCCACTGAAAAACTAAAAAAAGCTCAAAAAGAACTTGGGTTTATCCAGGATGGCGGTGAAGTTACTACTGGTGTTTCTGAAACGAGCCATACGGAAACCAAGAAAACAGATAGCGGCTTATCCTATCAGACTAAAGTCGTCGATAAATTAACTCCAAAATTAAAAACGTTGGCCGATGCGGAAAAGGACGTTACTGATGCACAAGACAAACAAAATGAAGCTTCCGACAAAGTTCGAGTAGGCTTTGGAGATATTGTCGACATGGCAAATCTTCTTATCGGCACTTTGGGAGATTTAGGGTCAGCATTTGATGCCTTAGGAAATGACAGTATGGGAGACACTCTAAGCACTGTACAAGAAGTTGCGGGTGGTTTATTGAATACCGCCCAAAGCGGTGCTACCCTTTTCGCTGGTATATCTTCCGGTAATCCGATGGCTATCATGCAGGGGGCTACGGGTGTAGTCAGCGGTATCACTGGAATTATAGGGAGCATAGCCAAAGCCCATGATAAGAAGCTGGATAAAGCAATCCAACGTTCGCAACTGGAAGTGAAAAAGCTTTCCAATGACTATAAGAACCTTCAATCTGTCATAGAACGGCAATTGGGTGCTGTTACCCAAAGCCAATCCAAAGAGATGATTGCAAATCTTCAAAAACAGAGAGAAGAGGTTGTAAAACAAGCACAAGCGGAGGCGGATAAAAAAGACCCTGACAGTTCCAAAATAGAGGACTACCGACAGCAGTATATCGAGTTGGGCGAGCAAATCAAGCATTTTTATGAAGATTTGGCAAGCGAACAATTCGGTGTAGATTTAAAAGGCTGGGCAGACCAAATATCAGAAGCGTTAGTTAATGCATTCGCCAACGGAGAGGATGCAGCAAAGGCTTTTGATGATACGGTGGCTGATATAATGCGCAATGTCATAAAGGAGATGATTTCCCTCAATGTTATACAGGATTCAATGAATGGATTAAAGGATTATCTGTTTGGAGATAAGGGTATCTTTACGGATAATTCTGCCGAGGGTACCAACGTAACGGAACAGGAAGCAGCCGGCTTAGTGAAAAAACTTGCAGAACTTAAAGGCTCTGTCTCTAACTCCAAAAAGATATGGGATTACCTAAATGCTGCTGCGAAGAAAGCGGGAGTAAGCCTTGAAGAAACAAGTGCTTCAAACACGCTTTCCAAAGGAATACAGGAAAACATAACAGAAGACACCGCCAATATTTTGGCTTCGTACCTGAACAGCATCAGGGCAGATGTAAGCATAAAGCGTGCTCTGCTTGAGAAATGGGGAAACGAGATACTTCCGAAATATAATGTTATAGCCGAACAACAACTTACTCAATTGAGGGCGATAGCCAATAATACGTTAAGAAGCGCCCAAAATACCGAAGCAAACGTTGCTTTAGTACAAGAAGTTAGAGATATGCTAAATATAGTGATAGACAGAGGTGGTAAAAAAATCAATATATAATATGTTATGAACGAAAAGGATTTAAGCAAAACATTACTGAACCAAGCTATTACGTTTGGTTTATGCCAACCGTGGCAACACGCATGGGGGAATCCTACCCAACAAGGATTAATTGACAAGTATCTGCATGGGATTGATTTTGCCATTAAGCACAATTACCCCACCAACACTTTCATAAAAGAACACTTCGACAAAGACCTTCTCCACGAGAATAATATTTTTGTGGATGAGGATGTGCAGAAACGCAACATGTCACAAATTTCTGTTTTGAACGGGAACTGCAAGGGCACTCTCCTATTCGACGGCTTTTCCGTATGTGATGTTTACGTTCGTCATGACAGCGAAATAACCATTGACTGTTCACAGTATTGCAAGGTATTCATTAACGTGTACGACCGGGCAAAAGTAAATGTTATCCAAAAGGATATAGCATCGGTATATGTCTATATTCATGGAGAAGATTGTATTGTGGAAACCGATGGGGATGTCATGCAAAGAAAAAGCCAGGCTTAATGTCTGGCTTTATTGTTTTCTCTAAATAACAGTCAATTTACAAGCTTGCAAGCCACTTCTTGCCGGATTTGGTGAATGTCCATAGGTAAATACCACCTACTATTGCCACTCCTACTGCGAAAACGAATATTAATACTTCCATACTATTTTAATATTTTGTTTGCCAGCAATGCCGACAATACGGTTAATACTATTCCAAACATAGCAACGAGCCACATTGTTGCGTTTTGGGTGTCAGAGAACAAAGGTAATGTTATTCCTATAACAAGCCCAGCAAAAGAGAGTTTGGATAGGTCGAAGAAATACCCTGCAAGTTTTTCACGCCTTACCTTATCCTTTTCCTTGACCTCTTTCTTTACTTCTTGCCTTTCGCTCCAATTGCCCATTTGTGTTATATTAATGCACAAATATAGAAAGAACGAACGAAAGAACAAACAAATAAACAAATAAATATCCGATAAATCAGCTTTTTAACAAATTCTATTAACGAATGAATAAGGTTAATTATTAATTTAATTTAGTTATTATTTTATAATAAATCACCTCCATATTCGCTATTATCCTCCAAAAAAGATTTTCTTTGTAGCAGAAAAGATAGTCCCTTGCAAACTGAAAGGCTACGTGTTTGCGTAGCTCACTTGATAGGTTTCAACGGGCTATCTTTTTTTTGTTTTTCCTAATGGCTTGTTTATACAATACGCCCAAGTATACCCCGTTATTATGGCTTCTGTCCTCCAATCAATTAAAGTAGTATCATTTTTCTCCATATCATCATCTACTTTAAAGGCGAGTGTCTTACTAAATTCAATTCTATTTTCTAAGTTGTCATTATCCATATAGCCGTTTTTTCTGTAAAAATAACGAAAATCTAAATATAATATATGCTCCTAATAACAATTCGCATGTTTAAGAGCACCTATATAAATATTCTCTCATTTTTTAGATTAAAAGTTAGAAAATTAACTATCTCTTGTATATATTAAAGAAACAAATTCCCTAATTGACTTTTTCACAAAACAAGAAAAGCGGAGAAACTCCGCTTAACTTGATGATTATTTTAAAATTGACTTATCGTTTTTCAGCCTTAATATCCATACTCTCCCCATCCATTGACATGGTAAGTTCGGCGTCATCACCCGATAAGGATTTCACTGTATATCTAATATATTCTTTGCCGCCCAAATAGGTTCAGGGCTTTGTAAATTGATAAAACTTCTTTTTAGAACAATACAATATTAAAGGTCATCTTTTCCTATATACATTATAGATGTAGTTCGTAGCCCTACAGTAACCATTGCTAAATATTCCGCATCCTCATACTTTAAAGCATCCATATATAACATTTGCCCCCCTTGCTCTGAGAAGAAAACATACCGGTCTGCAAGGTGTTTTCCCAACTCTGAAGCAAATGAAGATTTCAATGTTACGACTCCTAAATATGCTTTATTATTATCATAAGCTATTTGAATTTTATCCTCTATTCCCAATCCTTTATAAACTGATGTCCCTTGTTGATTTGTAGACAATGGTTTGCCAAAAACTTTTTCTATATTTTCCCTACTCATGCCAAGAAAATCCTTTAAATCTAAATATAAAGTATGCAAAGGTTCTACTGTTACAGATAGTTTAAAAGATGTACCATTAGAATTTGCCATTGTTTCAAATTCTCCAACATGTTCTCCTTTAATTTTATTTCCATCTAATAAAGAGAAAATAAAATCATTAGAATTTTGGAGTTGTACATTTGGACAATCTAAAGTATATATCTCCCCCGTTTTAATAACAACAGATTGGTCCTGTAACTTTTCATCATCATCCGAACACGCACTAAAAACAAGCACTGGCAGCATTGCCAGTAAAAATAAAACTTTTTTCATAATAGCATTGAATATGTTAATTAATGTGCGGCAAAGTTAAGTCTTTAATTTTAATTAAACATTATATTATTTTGCTTTATTACAGTGTTTTTTATTGCATATAAAGCATAAAAAATCCCCGAACTGTAAAGAACGAGGAATATTTTGTGTATTTTTTATCTCTTATATCAATAGCTGCTCACCAGTATTCTTATTTAGCGTTAAATGAAAATACTTTGTATCTCCTGAACTATCCATCCCTTTAATATTTATTATGACATTATTTGCATCTAATGAATAATCCGTATCAATTAATCTTATTTCTTCTTCGGTAAACATTGTCTCCCATATTGTACATTCAATAACTGATTTAGACATATCTGCACATATAACTTTATTTCCTGCAATATATATTATATTGTTTGGAGAAGATGGGATGTAGTTCTTTTTTTCTATATTTTCAATCCATATATCAGCACCTGAAGAATAGCTATTATTTATATATTTTAAATCTTTATCTAAGATGGCTATATCATTATAACTTGTTTTGTTTGTAACATAAATAGCTATATATCCTTCGTACCAATCAATCATCCTCTCGGGAAAGAAAAGGCTTTTATGCCAGTCGTTGTTGTCGAAATAAGCTTTTTTAAGAATCTCTCCATCTTTTATTTTTAATATGAATTTATGAGGATGATAAGATTGTTTATTATATAAACTGATTAACACATATAAATTACCATCTTTTTCTAAAGCATCAAGTAAATAGCATCCATTTACAGGAAATAGTTCTTTTTCTCCAAAGCCTTTATCCCAAATGTAGTCTTCTGCTTTTTCTCTTATTGTAAACAATAGATTATCCTTTAAATCTAAGGCTTCTATACAATAATTTCCTTCACTGATATATGATTGTAATAATAGATTATCCAATGAAATAAAGCTATCAATAGTATATTGGGGATTTTCAAAATCTACAACATCCTCATTTGACGCACAGCCAACCAACAACAATAGCGATATTGTCGCAAATAGAAATTTCTTCATAAACATTTATTTTAAGCAAATAGACAGATTTTAGTCGGCAAATATACTTCTTTATTAACATCCATTGTTATTATATATATCATGTTATAAAACACATTCTTTATTTATTAATATATTAAATTATAAAAACAAGTATATTTTCTATATATTTGCGCAATAACTTAGAAAATAAACGAAAGCAATTGATTTTATGATTATAAGTTTGCGTTTTCAAAGATTATATCTATCTTTGCTGCGCTAACAGTTCGACAAACTTTATTGTCTCGTAGAGCATCGGTCAATTGCTCAATTTCATTGGGCATTTTTTATGCTCATATTTTAGAATATTGGCGGTTGCCTATACGTAGTCATTATTTTGTTCTTCGGGACAAAGTGTGTTGGACTGTTAGCAGCGTATATGGCAATCGCTTTTTTTATTGCCTACAATGACTTAAATGCTAACAGTCATGAATGAATTAAAACTTTTTCAATCGCCCATCTTCGGGAAAGTACGTACCGTTGTGATAAACGGTCAAGTTATGTTCGCTGCAACAGATGTAGCTAAATGTTTAGGGTACGCAAATCCGCAAAAAGCAGTCAGAGACCACTGTAAATCAGCAGGGGTGAACGAAATGGGCACCCCTACAAACGGAGGGATTCAAAAGGTTAAGTTTATAACCAAAGGCAATATAATTCGTCTAGTAGCAAGTTCAGAACTTCCACAAGCAGAAGAAGTGGAAAGTTGGATTTTCGATGAAGTAATTCCTACTGTATTGGAAACCGGCGGCTACATCGCCACCAAATCCGACGACACTCCCGAAGAAATCATGGCACGTGCTCTAACCATCGCACAAGCTACCCTTGCAAAAAGAGAGGAACGGTTAAAGCAGCTTGAAGCCGAAACCGAGCAACAGCAAGCCACCATCGAACTGCAAGACAAGGAAATCAAGGCGGCTGCTCCGAAAGTCAACTACTACAACAACCACCTGCAAAGCGTGAATACTCTAACGAGCACGCAAATAGCCAAGCAAATCGGCATGGATGCAGAGAAGTTGCACAAGAAGCTGAAAGAAGCAAACGTAATCTATCGCCAATCGGGACAATGGCTGCTACACTCCCCCTACTCTACATGGGGATTACACTCTACCCGTACACAGACCTATACACGTTCTGACGGTTCGATAGGAACCAACATATACACTGTATGGACGGAGAAAGGCAGACGCTTTATCATTGCCTTATCCGAAAGTGAGTGGAATGTGAGGAAAGCCATCAAGCAGATTAAGGGTGAAATAGACCCTGCTGCATAGCATATTTTTGCGTAGTATTTAGTAAATTTGCAGAAAACGAGTAGGTTATGGAACGGATAAAATTAACAAGGGAAGAGAAGCAAGCATTTCGGATTATTGCAGAGTTTGGCGGAAAATGCCCGGCAACATACCCGGAGCATGTATTTACTGCTTCCATCCGTTCCATTGAGAGGAAAGGATTGGTGAAAGCCAATTATGTAGTTGGCGGTTATGTATGGAGTGCCAAACTCACCGAAGAGGGCAAGCACTATCTTGCCGTTAACCCCAACTTACACAATCCTATCAATTGGAATTTAATACTTGCCATTGTAGGTGTCCTTATATCTATCATAGCCTTATTCGTTAGCTGCATGAAAAAATACTAATCACGCTATTTTAATCATCCGGCAGTCGGTTCCAATGCCCGACAGCCACAACTATATCCAAAACGAAAATGGAAGAATTAAGAAAGCTACTGGATGAAGTAATACTCGATATACAGCAGGAGAAGCTGGAAATAATGGCGCTTCTTGCCCCTATGTCTATATCAAAATACAACCCGAGCGCCTCTAAGTCAGATTTCGACCTTAGAAGCCTTAATAAGGAAATATTGCCACATGTTAGCATAGATGCACGTTGAGGTTCGACCAGCGAAATCACGTTATGATGCCCCGCCAGTAATACGGCTGACGGGTGGGCAATAGATAAATTATAATTTAAAGGAAAGAATATGAAAACAAATAAACTCACCTACTCCACCCCTGTCCCTAAAATAAAAGAATATGTACGCAATATCGTAACCAAGCATAATGCCGGAACTAAATATCCGTGCAGCCTGAATGAAATAAGTCAATTGTTTTTCACTAATGAAAAAGAAGCAAGGACTTTTATAAAAGAATGGTTTGCAGAGGGGAAAGACTATACCCTATCAAGAAGAAAGTTTTTCCTTTCGGCTAATTGTTTACGAAGGTTGTTTGATATGGCAAGTATGGGATTAACACCCAAGCAGCAGTAATCTATATTTCAAAGCATTACGTTATAACATAAAGTTATGGGTATCACGGGCATTATCATTGGTTAACACATTACGGTACAAAGCCCATGAAATTAACGGCGATAAACAATTATTAGCTTGTTGTTTGGATAGTATCTAAATTGCAGCAAAATAATAAGTTTTTTATTGGAATTGATTTTCATTCCATTTCACGCCATTTCATTCTATTTCATTCATTCCAAAATAGAATAGAAAGTGACATTATTAACATTTGACTGATATTCAAATGCTTAATAACTTTGCTTCCACAAGATAGCTATCATAGTTGCAGTTTGTGGAAGTTCTGCATAGATAAAGATATTTGGGGACATCGGTCTAACTCGTAAACTTCCACTTTATACGGTTAGGCTGGTGCTCCCCTTTTCATTTATATAAAGATATAAAGTTATGAAAAGCAATATTCAAATTTTCAAAAACGAACAATTCGGAGAAGTAAGAATTATAATGAACGAGAGCAATGAACCTTTGTTTTGTGCAAAAGATGTAGCCGCTGCATTAGGATATTCTGATACGGCAGACGCCATACAAAGGCATTGTAAATCAGGCAAAAAGGTGTTTCACCCACACGAAAACGGCATTGGTGGAGTAAATATGATATATATTCCTGAAAAGGATGTATATCGTTTAATAATGAGAAGCAATCTTCCTGATGCTGAAAAATTTCAAGATTGGGTATGCGAAGAAGTCCTGCCATCAATCCGTAAGCATGGAATATATGCTACTGATGTCACCATAGAAAAACTGCTTGCTAATCCGGATTTCGCTATACAAGCATTACAGAATTTGAAAGAAGAGCGCCAAAAGCGAATTGAGGCAGAGCAGAAAGTTGCCGAAGCCACTCCTGCCATAGCTTTTACCAATGCCGTGCAATCAGCAAACAGTTCTTGCTTAATCGGAGAATTAGCAAAGATTATCACACAGAATGGATATCCTATCGGAGAAAAGAGGTTATTTGCATGGATGCGTGAAAACGGGTATTTGGGTAAGCATGGAGAGCGATACAATATTCCAAATCAGCAATATGTAGAACAGGGATTATTCGAGATAAAGAAAGGCGTACGCTCAGGTAGCAGCGGAGTATTACATACTACAATTACGACAAAACTTACGGGAAAAGGGCAGGTCTACTTCGTAAACAAGTTTTTGAATAGCTCTATCAATCAATAGAAAAAAATCAAATAATAGCAAGGCTATGTTTTGAACAACAGCTAAAAATGCGTAAGTTTGTTTTGTAAACAACGTTGTCTTACCATTGCTCCGTGGCGGTTGCACTGGAACAAGATTAAACAGGCATAGTGTTGTCGTTAACCGCCACATCAGGCGACATTTCCCTATGCCTTGCCTTAAAAAGAATTAGACTATGAATATAAATACTATTAGAAAAAGACTATTCGGGATTGTTAATGACATACAGCGTGAAAAAATCGAAATAATGAAATTGGTAGGAAGAGAAAATATGACAATCATCAAAACAAACTCTGTTATTCCCCAAACACCTTTAGACCTAAAGATGTTAAATAAACATCTTATCAAAAAACAAAAGAGCATTATTTAGATATAGAAGATGTGAATATCGGGTAATTTTCTAACATTTTACTTGATTATTTAGAAAATACACCATATATTTGCAGTATTGATAATACAAGCCAAAGAGCTGATTAACGGATATGCCGTTGATTGGCTCTTTTTGTTTTTACAACACAAACTCAAAATAACACATGGCAAAGCCTTACAGTATCTATTTCCAAAAAAGCAAACTGGGAAGTCCTGTTATTGATACGCAGTCCCAATGGGGAATTGTGTGCAAGGATTTCCCTTTTACTGTATATGGAGAGATTAAGGATTTGCCCAAAAGAGACTGGATAGACCAAGACGGAGAAGACACTTTTTTCCCCGAAGAACTCTGTATGCAAGCCTATGATATGGACGTAGAGTTTGCCTATAAAGGGGATATGGGGACGGCCAATGAAAAGATTATCGCCTTCCTGGACTATCTGATTGGGAAAGATGGTTACGGAACTGAACTGAAGGTTTATGACACTTATACTAAAATAGGCAGGCAAGGAATTTATTTCAAATCCATGAAGCATGACCTTTTCGTTCGTAATACGGATGAGGGAGATGTTGTAACTTTCAATATTACATTTCGGGTAACCGACCCCAAAACACAAATTATTCTTTCGGTATAATGGGACGGTTTATAATATATAGCAAGGATGGGCAAACTCAGCGATGTGTCGCTAACAAGTTAGAGTATAACGGTGAGTTCATGGGAGCTTGTTCCGTTAACATTACCGTTACGTCCCCCACTCCGATTGATTTTACAGTCGGGGACTATCTGATATACCGCGGAGAAAGATTTGAAATAAACTACGACCCTACTGAATTGAAGCAAGCCTCCAAAAATACATACGGAGAGGCTTTCAAATATGAGAACGTAGTTTTCAATTCTCTTGCAGACGAACTGACAAGATGTGAATTTCTGGACTATGTAAAAGAGGATAACTTAATCCACTACTCCTCACTACCTACATTCAGTTTCTACGCCGAAAATATTAACGCCCTTGCAGAAAGGATACAGGTGAACCTTGACCGTATCTATAAAGGAGAGCAAAAATGGACGGTTACAGTACACCCCGAATATGTTAATGAGGCTAACAAATCCATATCAATAAGCAGTATAAACGTTTGGGACGCACTCGCTTTAGTAAATAGCGAGTTTAAGGCAAATTTTATCATAAGGGGGCGAACAATAACCATAGGTACAGCCGGAATTGCCGTAGGTAGTATGTTCGGATATGGAAAAGGCAAAGGATTGTATTCCATACAAAAGACTGCGGATTCATCGCAGAAGATTATTACTCGGCTAAGAGCATACGGTAGTACGAGAAACTTGCCGTATAACTATTACACTACGTATGGAAGTCCTATTATAGAAGCGCCCATTGAGGATGCGTCTTATGGATACGACCCAAACACCCATGTAATAGACGGCGCTGTCGTGACACTCCCTTTTTATATGAAATTTCTGTCTGATACAGCATTATATGATGTAACAATCAACGGACATTCCTATAAAATGAGAAGAGGTAGTTATCTTGGGAAGTGCTACGTTCTGATGAATAGAGAATCCGACAAGGATAATGTTCGTATAGGTGCAAAAATGCGGATAGAAAAAGGCATTGAGACAGATAATGTTCCAAGAAAGTACAAAAGACCATCCGGAGCATTAGTCCCCAATAATATGGCTGTTAAAAACTTGATGCTTCCTGATTTCCCTGGAAAGACACTTGACCCATACCTTGATAGTAAAAACATAGATACCATCGGAGTTCGGGAAGGATCGGTTTTCTTTGACGGGAGCGATACTTCTTTGCCGGAAATATATCCGTCTATGGAAGGGATGACGGCGCAGCAGTTGAAAGACGCAGGGATAATCGTAAATGCCACCGGAGCGTTGGATGAAATCGCTTCCGATTCTGTGAATAAGGATAATACGCCAATTGCAGATGATGGTTACTTTGAAGAAGGGGAAACCATCCCACCGTTCAAAATATATCTCAAAGACATTGGATTTGACATAAACGATTATCTAACAGGGGAAGCCGCTACCATATCTATGAAAAGCGGAATGTGTGGTGGACGTGAATTTGAAATACTTGTAGATGCTGATAAGCCCATAAAGCAAGGGAATATGTGGGTTCTAACCTGCAACAGAACCTATGATGAGGGATTAAATCTGTATTTTCCATATAAGGATTTCAAAATAAAGGCCGGAGATAAATTTGTGCTTCTGGGAATTGATATGCCGGATGTATACATAAAAGCCGCTTCCCAAAGATTGCTAACAGCTTCCAAAGAATATCTTGCAAAAAATGATTATGTAAGATATACCTATGAGCCTAAGGTGGATGAAATATTTATGGCTCGCCACCCTGAACTGCATGACAGCATAAAAGAAGGGGACTTGATGTTGTTCGAGGACGAAGACTTAAACATCAACGGGAGCATTATTATTGATAGCCTTACAATAAAGGAAGGAGACGCTCTCATTCCAACGTATGATATTACCCTTCGCAATGACAAAGCGGTAGGAACTTTAGAAAAGATACAGAATCAGATAGATTCAATAGTAGGCGGGCAAGGCGGTGGCGGATTGACTACCCAACAAGTGGAATCAATCATTAAAGCCTTTGGTGACAAGCTGTTTTTAAATAAAACCAAGCCAGACCAAACCAGTTATTTAATAAAGTTCTTAGGTGGATTATTTTCTGACTACATCCAATCAATGAACTTTTCTTCCGGTGCGCTCGGTGAGGGGTTTGTCATCAAAGTAGACAGCAAGACGGGTAAATCCTACATTGAAGTGGACGAACTCTTTGTCCGCATAAAAGCCATGTTCTCCGAATTGGAGATAAAGAAGCTTTCCTATGCAGGCGGAAACTACATGTTCACCGCTGCCGGAATGAAATGCGGCAAAGTTGAGGAACACGAGGATTTTTGGCGTTGCTATTTGTTGGTTGACGATGGTGAAACGGCTATTGAAAACCCGTTCAATGAAGGCGACCAGGTACGGTTTCAAGACTTCAATATCAAGCCGGGTGTCTACGAGAATGTATCCAACCGTTACTATTGGCGCCTATGCGTAGGTGTCGGCGAGGATTATATAGACCTTAGCAAAACGGACTGTGACGCCAACAGTGACACACCGCAAGAAGGCGACAGTCTTGTACAGCTCGGCAACCGCACAGACAAGAAGCGTCAGAATGCAATAACATTGTCTGTGTATGGTGATGATGCGCCAAGTATCCATCAATACGCCGGAATAGATTCCTATTCAATGGCGGGCAAGGAAGTGACGGTTATCAGTCCGCAAGGTAACAAGTTCATGGGTGACTTTATTTTGAAGACCGGCATAAATATTATGACCCAGTTCAAGATATTGGAAGATCTTATTTATTCGGAAATCTCCAAAGTGCTTGACGAGATACAAGCAGAGGATAACTACCTGTACAACTCAGCATTCGCATCCAATACGAACGGTTGGGAAGCGAAGAACGACATTCACTTTTTCACTGTAAACGGAAAATTCTTATTGGTGAATGGAAAGTTCTACTCCCGTAAGGATGCTATGGCTGCCATTATCAGGGACGAAGATAGAAACGTGCTTCGCATACTTTCTTCCGGCATAAAACAATCCAATGCTGATTTAGCCAATAAGCCGACTTATGAGGAAGGAGAAGAACCGAGAAAGTTCTTTATCTCCTTTAAATACAAGGTGATTACAGCAGGAACTCTTACGATAGGCTTTCCCGGTCAGAGCCTGCATTTCACCGAACGGCTTGAACCGGGTGAAGAATATACAATGAAGGAGTATTCCGGCACATGGGACGGAACGGGCGATTTTGAGTTGAAGTTTACAGGGGACATATACATACATTCGTTGGCGTTGACCGATAATGCCTACGAGGACATGATAACAAAGTTTGAAACCCAGCTAAGCCAAACCAATGAAAAGATTGAAGCGGTAGCGGAAAGAACATCTAATCTTGAAAGCAAGAGCGCAGGATGGTTAACCACTGCGGATGGTGTCAAGATTTGGGCGGCGGCGGAGTTCAATGACAAAGGCGGAGAAGGTAATACTAAAGTGTCATCTCTGTTTAATGTGTCGGCGGATAAAATATCGTTAAAGTCGCAACATATTCAACTGGAAGGAGTAATTACGGCCAATGGGAACATAAAGATACACGAAGATGGTTCTATCGAATGTCATAACGGCTCTTTTACGGGGGACATAACGGCAACCAACGGATATATAGGCGCCTTTAAGATAACCCAATACGGACTTGAGAATATTACATCAAATCCGACCGCAAGATTGCGGATAGGACAGGATGGCGGAAGATTTTTTGAAGTGAATACTACCACTAATACAATGTGCGGTATTCGCGGAGATGAAATGACGGCGCTTAGTCTAAGTGCTTACGGTAATAACTCCGTCGGCGTAGATATAATTGCCCAAGCCGGATTTAACACTTATGCGATAAAGGCGTTAGGAAATGTGATGCTTGATGCCAGAAGAGGAGAATCGGTAAGAATAAACAGATTAGACGCCGCAGGAGTATCGATAGGCGTGAAAAGATTAGGCGTCAGTACGATTGGAGTACCATCTTCCTATACGCTTACCGATGCGGATGATTTCGTAACTTATAGTAATGCTACTCCAAGTTATGACCCGGTTTTATATCTGCCGAGTTCCGCCAATCCCGGTAAGATAGTATTTGTGAAGAATCAGTTAAGTAGGAATATAATAGTAAGAGGGAATCTTATGAATGCCAATGATAGAGGAACCAAATCAGAGACAGCCCTGAATGGAGTTTCGAGTATTTATATTTTCGATGGTTCCTACTGGGTTCATTTCTTCTGTGGATAACATTAAAACGATTATAGATTATGAAAAAGATAAACTTTGAAAAGATGCTGATTGCGACAGATGTAGCCCGTAAACATTGTGAAAACAAGGATTGCCGGGAAGATTTTGCGAATGTATTATACCGTAACGGCAACGGTATCGCATCACATGCACTTGCTATGAAGATATATAATTCCAGTGAAGAAACAGAATATACCGATGAGGAAGTGACTTTGATACAGGAGTATGCAAATGCTTTCTGCAAACCTTTCTTTATTGACGCGCTAAATCGTGCTATCGCCAATCAACCGGAAGAAGTAACCGATAAACAATAATAATTATGGCTTGGACTGAACAAGATTATCAAGAAATAGTTGCCCGTCTTATGGCTGAATCCATAGGGGTTAATGAAGTGCCGGAAGCGGGAAGCACGGATGACATATCATCCCTTCCGGCCTATCAACCGGCAAACGGGACAGAAGTACCTACCGTAGTAAAAGCATCTCTTGAATTGTTGGTTGCTCCTGCTTTGGAAGCTGCTGATAAGGCAAACGAAGCCGCCGATAAAGCAGAAAGTAATGCCACCGCAGCACAGACGGCCGCAAATACCGCCAATGAGAAAGCAGAGTTGGCGGCACAAGCTGCGTCCGATGCCACCGCAGCTAAAGAAGAAGCAGAAACGGCTACTCAATCCGCAAACAACGCCGCATCAAATGCTGAAGAAAAAGCAGAAGCCGCTAATACAGCCGCACAAGATGCCGAAAAGGTTGCCAACAATCCGACCTATATAGGAACAGACCATTATGTCTATGTGTATAACAAAGAAACAGATAGCTTCGACAAGACGGGTATTTATTGCAAGGGTGAACCGGGAAGCTCTTTCCGTGTCTCCGGCGAATACGCCACCCTTGAAGCCTTGAAATCCGCCGTTCCCGACGGTTCGGCAGTTGATGGGTTCATGGCCGTAGGTACTGAAGCTCCTTACGATTACTACGCATGGGTAAACGGCGACTGGGTTAATCAAGGGAAGATAGCGGGCGGCGGTTCGGGGAACGTGGTAGTTATTCCTGCTGCTGCGATGAGCCTAAGCGATCAAGCAACATCCGATGAGATATTTAATGCCTTTGGTGGGAAAGACGCTTTCATGGATATATGTCAGAGTATCGTCAATAAAGATACTGTATGTGTTGTAGCAAACATCCCCGAAGAATCAGGGATGAAACTTGTATATATTCCAGTAATGGCGATGGCTACCTATACGGATGCTAATAATGCTAATTTTATGATGGCAATTATTACAGAAACGACTTTCCAATTAGTTGTAACAGTCACGGATGGAATTGCTACCCAATCGTCTCAGGTTTTAAATCATATTTACGAAGCCCCCTCTGACGGTAACGTCTACGGTCGTAAAAATAAAGATTGGGTGAAAGTTCCCGAAAACTCAAATGTCATTATCCTGCCGAAAGAAATACTTGACTTGACAGGTAGTTCCTCCTCAGAGGAGATATTAGCTGCATTTGGCGGTATAGATAAATACAAGGATTTGCTTGAAAAATTGAGCACAAATAATTGCTTGGTACAGATTGGAGAACCGTCATTAGGCTCATTAAGACATATCTATACTCTTGTAGAATATGCTGTCAATTTCGCTTCAAACAAACAATCGGGAGCGTTATCTTTAAATATCTACAACGAAGAGCAGCAGTTAAGAAGACTTCATTTCTATTTGGAGAACAACGGCACTACAGTCCGTTGTGGCGAGGCAAGCACTTTCCAGCTCGTCAGGGACACCGACGTCCTCACCAAGACCAACACTTCATCATTCACCCCTACGCAGCCTTATCATCCGGCGACGAAGAAGTATGTGGATGATAAAATTCTTGTTAGAAACGTAGACGGTACTATTCTCAATAAATGGATTAATAACACCGTTATAACAGGAGAAACCGTACAGGATTTAGCTGACGAATTATTTGGTAATTTTAGAAGTTTTGTTGAGGGTTATTCTGATGGAAAATATACAGACCTTAGATTTAGTACAAGACATTTTGACGATACGGCTGGAGCTTGGTTTGGTTATATCATAAATGCAAATATTCAGTATTGCTTGGCAGAAGCAGGAAATGGATATTACGCATTACTGTTTACTTTTGGCTACATGACATCATTAAAGTATTGCTATATATACTACTATGATGTATCGGAAACAAGCAATAACAATAAGATTGTAATTACAGATGTTATTACTTCCGACAACCTCACCACCATAACCAAGAAAACCGCCGCCGAATACGAGGCTCTTGGCTCTAAGGATGCCAATACAGCATATTGTGTAACCGATTAAAACAACAATTATGAGTAACGAAAATAGTAATCTTAGAGTTGGTTCGGCGGGAGCTGGGCTGTTGGTGGGAGACAAGCTGATTGCCGGGAAAGAGTTTGATTGGAGTAAGCTCTATGCCAATCTTAGCTATGTATGGCCTGATGGTGGTAGAACGAGTAGTTTTCCTGTTATTGTTGCTAATCTTAGTAGCGACCCTGTTCTTCTACAACGTGATGGAGAAACAGAAGAAGTTGCTCCGGGTAAAATTGATTGGTATACTATTGGTAGTCAAGGTCAAGCTATTAGTGAAATTTCTTTATTTAACGAAGATGCTAACGGCAATGGTTCCAGCAAACGAGTTGTTCAATTTTATTCCACAATGTATGCAGAGGGTGAGAGTATTAATTACGGTTTTGCTCATAATCAAATTATGAATAAGAATGAACTAATTAATGATTTTACAAGCGAAGTGTATAAGCAATTTGCTTGGATTGTTTTTATTTTTGATAATTAAATAGATATGATTGCAATTAAAAGTGATAAAATAACAAGTAATATTATAGAATTATTAGAGACAGCATTTAAAACTAATTCACAATGAAAACAATCTTTTTAGACAACTGGTTTGCGAAATTTATCCTCTTTGGCAGCTATCATACAATCATGTTCTTCGGCTTTATCCTTACGAAGCTGAAAGAGTTGTCCGAAACAACCATACGCCATGAGCGTACACATCAGAAACAGTTCTTCGAGTGCATGGAGATAGCGGCTATCCCGTCCGTATTGCTGGCATTCTATGTCAGTACGTGGTGGTTGCTCCTTATCCCGCTATTCTATTACATTCTGTATGGCGTGGAGTGGTTCATCAGTCTTGTGTACCACTTGTTCACGGATGAACGGATAGGTGGCGGCAAGGTAAACAATAACGCTTACCGTGCAAGTGCGTTTGAGATGGAAGCCAAACTGAACCAAGACAATCCGAACTATCTGAAAGAGCGGAAGTGGGGAGCGTGGTTCCACTATTACGGCAAGATATAAAAATCCCGTCCTACTCTCACGAGCAAAACGGGAATAGCGGTAATTACATACCGCTGTGAACGGCACAAAGATAAGGATAATTGTAAAAGTAACGATAAGATGCAGAATAACATTATTACCCAAAGCATACCTGGGGGATTTTCGGTAATAGCAAGCAGTTTTATTGCGCAGTCATTGGAACACATGATACCGTGGCTGATAGTGACATTTTCAGTCGTAGTGTGTGACTTGGCATTTGGAGTGAGGAAAAGCCTGTTGATGGGCGAGGAAGTGCGCTTTTCCAGTGCTATCCGCAGGACTATGGGTAAGATGGTGACTTACTTCGCTTTTGTATGTATGGTGGTGATGATAAACATCGCTTCCGGAAGCAAGTGGAATATTGATGTGTATTCATGCCTGTTTGTCTGCTTTATAGAGTTCTGCTCTATTATAAGCAATATCCTGAAACCGAAAGGATACAGTTTTAACCTGCTGAAAGCATTGGGGTTATTCGGCAAGAAAGTGCTTGATGTTGAGAAAGAAGATATGAATGAGATAATAACCAAAGATAAAGAGGAGGAAACAAAATGAAAAAGAAACTGATTATCACAGCTATTATTGTCGCTGTCATCGTGGGAGTCATGCTTTACATGCACTACACTCCGTTTTGGGTGAACTTGACTACTGTCGTATCATTCGGTGTCGGTGTTGTTGCCGGATGGGTGGCTCGTGTGGTTTATGACAAATATTTTAGAAAGGAGAAATAACATGAGATACTTTACAATTGCAGAACTGGTTAAAAGCGAAACGGCTGACAAGAAAGCCATAGACAACAGATTGCCGAAAGAACTGCTTCCCAATGCACAAGCGTTGGTTGACAATGTACTCGACCCGTTAAGAGAGGCTTACGGCAAACCTATCACAGTGACAAGCGGATACCGTTGCCCTGCTCTTAATAAAGCAGTAGGCGGCTCTAAAACGAGCGACCACATGAACGGGTGTGCTGCCGATATTGTCGGTACTCCAAATACCCCGAAAGAGAACAAAAGATTGTTCAACCTTATACAAGAATTGAAGCTTCCCTTTGACCAGGTTATTGATGAGAAAAACTTCTCATGGGTACACGTCAGCCACCGAAGAGAAGGCAACAGAAACCAAGTATTGAAACTCTAAAAAGTAAACATCATGGCAGCAGAAGTTTTATCATTTGAAAAGAACGAAAGCGAGAACGCGTATTACGCAACGTTTGTCAGTGACGGCAATCCCGTTACCATACAGATAAAGAACAAGGGCGGGTTAGTTACCGCCTTTGCGGGAATCGATGATTTGAAGCCTGCTCCTCTTTACCCCAATGCATCCCAGAATAGTGGTGCGCCTAATGTAATTTTTCGCATCGTAGGGATAGCGAATGGTATAAACATTACAATCAGAAGCTCTTCAGAAGTATTAGAAGCTAAGATGATTAAAGAGGAATAGCCTATGAACCCAATCACTATCCCCAACATCAGCATTCCGACAATCGGTATTCCTACTATAGGTATACCGTCTGTCGGTTTTCCGTCCGCTTCGGGTGGTGGCGGTCTTTCATGGCCTGCTGGTATGAAAGAGCACATCAAGGCTATCTATGACCCGAAGAAGCAGGGTATAACGAATTTCGATGTAATAGAGAGTTATACAGAGGACTTTACTACATGGCGCTATTTAGACAGTAGAGGTATTGCAACTATAACAGGTAGCACTATTCATATTACAGAGGCTAAATCAATTCAAGGGATTGTAGAGGATAATAAAGAACCTTATTCAGATATAAAAATATTAGTGCAAGGTGTAACTGCTGATAATCCGTTGAATGTTAGAGATATTAACGGCACGAAAGCCGTTATTGATAAAGACGGAGTATATGAATTTAAAGATAATGGATTGTACTTTGGTTTTGGGTTTTCTAAAGTCGGTGTTGTAGATGTTACCATCACCCAGCTTCCCACTTCTATTCTAAAAGACCTTAGCGGCAACGGCAACCACGCCTACCTGTATGGTGGTAAGGGTAAGCTGAATAGCGGGATGGGGCTTTATAAGGTTGATTTTACATCATGGAGAAAAAGTTCAGTTCAAACAGAGGTAAAACCTGATGTTGTTAAAGTTACTCCTAATACATCTAATTATCTATTTATTCAATATGCCAATTCAGTCGAAATCCCTTCATATAAGATAAAAGTAATAGGATTAGGAGATAATGTTCTTAAGTATCAATATGCAACTGAAAATGGTAGAAAGGAGATTAATATTGTAGAGGGTGAAAATGAATTACCTACATCTATTAAGGTTAGTAATGATTATCAAATTGGTTATAGATTAACTCCAGGCACAAGTGTTTTTACCATCACCCAAATCCCCGACTACCCCGACCAGCTTTGCTACGACGGCAAGATGTACGCCGTCTGCTACGGCTTCCCGATATTAACGGATTACACGGTGATGGCGGATAGGACGTGGTTTGATAAAACAGGTGTAAAATACTTTTTATCGAAATACAAAGAGAATGAAAGTGTTCCCGCCCAATTATTTAAATTTGAGTGGATTGTTAATGGAAAAGAATATAGTACATCCTTAGGTAGAGATGTAGAAGTTGTATTTCCAAATGAAATCACATGGCAGACTAAAACATCCTATAACGGCAAAGGACTACCAAATTCAACTTATGAAGATGGTGACTTATTGTTGATAGGTAAAGTATGGCTAAATAGTACAAACTATTTTATCGGCTGCCATGGCGCCATCATCATCGCCGACCACAGCTTCACCGAAGAAGAGATAAACTGGCTAAAGGATAATTGGAAAAAGATATGAGAAAGTTACCGTGGATATTAGTTGTATTGCTGGCAATCGCTTGTGTGGTGGCTTGGTTTCGCCCGCACGAGCCTTTGCCGGCAGAAATCCGTACCGAGACGAAAATACAGACGGTTGTTAAGACTGATACGGTTCTTATCTCTAAACCGATAGCTGTGTTTTGGCAGATATTGCCGAATGACACAGTACGTATAGGTGATACCTTGCTTCATCGCAAACGGGTTGTGTATGAAGACAGCCTGTATCGTGCTGTAGTGAGTGGCTATGTAGACCCGCGACTGGATAGTATGCAGGTCTTTCCTAAGACGGTTTATCAGACGGTGACGAATGACGTCTATCATCCGGTCCCCATTAAGTCGAAGAAGAAGCGTTGGGGATTAGGGTTGCAGGCAGGGTATGGTTATCCGGGCGGATTTTATGTTGGTGGTGGGGTGAGTTATGATTTGTGGCAGTGGTAATTTAAGCAATATCATAGAGGTGAACTTATTGGATTAAGCAACAATAATTCATCAAAATCCCACAAAATACACATTCTTATAAAAATTATATATAGAAAATACACATTTACGAGAAAATTATATATGTATCGAGTATGATAAGAAAGAAATTAACGATGTAGAAGTTGGCTTGTAGCTGACACTCTTTCGGGGCTTAGAGTATAAAGAAAGCCCCCAACGAAATCACGTTGATATTGCCACATAAAAACATGATAAAGCATAAGACCCTTTCCGTTGGAGGCTTTAATATCTTCAACACGGTATCTTATGCTTTGTTCGTATATAATCAAATATTTTATGTGGCAGGGCAAAGATAAATATAAAATTCAGAAAAACTATGTGTAAGTCAGAAATCTTTGCCGAAACAATCAATCTCGTCTCGCAGGAGACCGAAATTCCCGCCAGCCGAATACTATCTTCAGATAAGGACACGGAAACCGTGGACGCCCGCTATCTGCTTGTCCGGCTATTGGTTGAAAGGGGCATGTATCCGTCTCAGATAGCCTTACAAATTCACAAGACCAAGCGTGCGATAAACTACATGATTTCCAATTTCCAGGAGCGTATGGAAGGTGGGAAAATGTTGAGAATATATTGGGAAAATATAAAGAAATCGTTGGGAAACAACTGATTTCATGGCAGATTACGTATTTATACTTTTGTGATGCGGTTGATTTTGACCGTAATACAAAATATAAATCTCTATGGAAAGAACGTATGTCTTCAATCAAGACGGGAACAACGGAAATGGTGGCGGAAGCAAATTCGACATTATGGCTATGCTACCCAACCTGATGGGAAGCAAGGGTGTAGACCCCGGACTTCTCGCTTTACTGAACCAGGGACGTAACAACCAAGACATGTGGGGTGGAAGCGGAATGTGGTTCATCTGGATTATCCTTTTGTGGTTCTGTTGGGGCGGTAACGGCTTCGGTAACCGCTTTGGCAATGGCGGCGGTCTGCCTGCCGAGCTTAACGGTGATGTGGGTCGTGAATACCTGATGTCAGCCATTCAGGGTAACGGTAACGCCATCAATCAGCTTGCTTCTTCTTTGAACTGCTCTACCCAGCAGTTGCAAAGCGCCTTGTGTAACATTCAAGGACTTATCGCCAATGTGGGCAATCAGGTGGGCATGTCCTCGCAGCAAATCATCAACGCATTCCAGTCCGGCAATCAGGCTGTTCTCACACAGATTGCAGATTGTTGCTGCAGGACTCAGAACGCCATCACGACGATGGGCTACGAGAACCAGCTTGCCATGTGCAACCAGACCAACACTTTGGTCAACACGGCCAACCAGAACACGCTGTCATTGCGTGACGGTGCAACGGCCAATACGCAGGCTATCATTGCCAAGCTGGATGCCATGCAGAACCAGGCATTGCAGGACAAGATTGCCGCTCTCACGGCAGAGAAAGCCACTCTGACTGCCGAAATCTCTCAACGTAACCAGAACACCACTATTCTGAATGCGGTAGGGCAACAGATTGCTCCTCTGGCAGCAGGCTTGCATGCATTGCAGAGCGACGTTGACGGTATCAAATGTAAGTTGCCCAACACTGTTCCCGTGCAATACCCGAACATTGTCGGCGTAAACCTTGACACATACCGTGCAGCCGCTTTCGGCGCCTATGCCGGCGATGCCGCATACGGTCGCGGCGGTTACGGATGCGGATGCAACAACTACTGGGGTTAATTCCGGTAAGAAAGGAGGTAATTATGTGGCCTAACTTTTTTACAGGATTTCCCTTCCCATTTCCTTCACTGGGCAGGGTGAACTACAATACCCTTCCTACGGTAGCCGTAACGGTCGGCACGGAGAACGTGACTTTGGAACTTCCTAATCATGCGTTCCGTAACAGGGACTATGTAGGTGGTTTCTATGTAAGTCTCCGTCAGGTAATACCTGCCGGCACGACCGCTACGCTCCCGATACTGATAGGGACTAATGGGGACACGAGACCGTTGCTGGCTTACAACAATGAGCCGGTGACTGTCGGCAACCTTGCCGGGATGGGTATCTACGAAATCCACTACAACAAGTACACCAATGAGCTGTACCTTGTAAATGGCGGGTATCGTCCGACAACCACACCGGCGCCGACAGCAGAGACAACCGCTCAAAAGAGCAAGTAGTTAACATGGGGGTTTTGTGGTTGTTACAAAAATTGCAATAGCCACACCCCTTTAAAATCAACCAATCATGTTTCAGAACTTACGAGTAAACAGTACATTATATCTTCTTCACAGAGGTGCAAATCCGAGTTTGGAATGTGGGCAGGTCGTTAACGTAAGCCCTATAAAGACCATATATAAGACTGTTCCAAACATGCCTTATCCACAGCCGGTCCAAGTTATTGATTTTGTCGTGAATATAAACGGACAGAATGTTAATTTGCAAGAGATACCGGCTAATGCCAATATTGCCGATGATGTTAAAACAGGGATGCTGATTACAGGGTCAAGAGACGAGATGAATACCGAGGTCCTTACCATGAAGCAGAAAAGTGAGGACGTTTTAAAAAGTGTGGAATATCATCAGAACTTTCTTAAGGTATGTGACCAGATGCTTGCCATGCTTAATCCAGAATTTGCAGCCAAGCAACAGCAGGAGCAGGAAATATCCGCATTGAAGGGGCAAATGTCCAATATGGATAAGAACATGCAGGAAATGAGCAGAAATATGGCTGACCTCATTGCACAGAATCAGAAGTTAATGGAACAGCTCGGAGTGGCTGAAACATCTAAAACAAAGAAATAATATGGGAATGTGGGAAATATTGGAAGAAGGACGCGGAGAATATGACCGTGACTTCGGTATGAGAGGCGGTAATCCTATGGAAGAAGCCTATAGAGAGGGTTGTCGTCATGGTTACGAGAAAGCCATGCGTGAGATGCAGGGCGGTGAAATGGGCTATCGTAACAGCGGTGGTTCACGCGGTGGAAGCTATAGCGGCGGCTCGGATATGGGCGAACGCCGTATGCCGGGTTACTTCCCGGAATATCCGGTTTACAGCGAACGCCGCGGTTCACAGCCTTACGGTGATGATATGGGCGAACGCAGACGCAGACGCGCCAACGGAGAGTTCATGTAATGGAGAGGGGATTATTCCCCTCTTTTGCCAATCACTTAAAATCAGAAAAATATGAAACAAAGATTAGATACATACGACAGAATACCACCTGCAATGGCTGACTATCTCAGCCAGTACGGATGGCATTTCAGCAAAAAAATGTGCTTATGGGCTGTTTCCCGCATGAAGATGGAAAACAAATCTACGGGTAAAGAAGAAAATCTGGAGCCAATCAGCAAAGAGCAGGTAGAGGAGCTTCTGAAAAAGTACAGTGTAAACCTGGAGAAAGATGCAGGGTACGACAGCGTTTACGTGGCAAACATGGCGAAGTCGGATTACTACAAAAGTTCTATCACTGACGAAGCCCATCTCGCATTGTTCATTAAGGATTACATAGATGATGTGGACGCTTACAATGGAATGCCTTTCACACGGTTCTATGCCGACTGTATAGGTTCAGGCAATCCTATCATGTGGGAAGAGATGATGTAATCTATGATAGTGCAGGAGTTTTACATACCGGACTATGATTGGGAAGTGAGGGTATATTACGCAGTGGACTGCTATTATACCGACCGTATCATCGCCGACCTTCAACGAGTAGGATGCAGAGGTGCGGACTTGATGAACGCTTACAGCAACATGAGAGCCTGCAATCTGAACACCGGCATCACCTACTCTAATATCCGAAACAGGCAAACCGTAATGGTTATAGCCCTTACTTCTTCGCCAGAAGAGTTTCAGAACTCTTTCGACCATGAAAAGGGGCATCTATGCCGGCATATCTCACGTGCATTTGGCATCGACCCGTACGGGGAAGAGGCACAGTATCTTAGTGGGTATGTGGGGCAGAAGATGTTTCCGGTAGCAAAGAAATTTTTGTGTGAACATTGCAGACGTAGCTTATGTGGGAAATAGTACAAGCCATCTTATCAGGCAAATCACGGGAAGAAGTATATAGCATGCTTTCTCCCGAACAGAAGGAGACGCTGAATAGTCTCGCCGCAGCAAACGGCATAAATCGTAAACAACGTAGAAAACTTGAACGTGATGCGAAAAAGGGATTACATAGACGAACTGCTTGAATTGGCGGACAATGTCCTTTACATGGACTATTGCCGCCTTTTCCAGGTTATCCAATGGAACGTTTAGAACGCCTTGAACGATTCATCCATTGGGTAATACCGCTTGCTGTTTTGGCAAGGGTTATATCGTTGTGTCTGTAAGCTTGCTATCTGCATTTCACTTTTGTAAGTCCATACTTAGCCAACCTTAGATATATCGTCCTTACACTTACATTCAGCATTTCTGCCATTCTGCGGGGCGGTATCTTTTCTTCCTTGTATAGCTTGGTAATGTTCTCTTCTGAAAGCGGGTCTACAAACGTTTTCTTCGGCTCTGCTATCCCCATCCGTTTACGTGCCTTCGCTGCATATGCTTCATTTTGCTTGTCCTTTGTGACGTAAATAATAGTAGTTTTGTTAAGGCGTAAAGGAAACAATTGCCTCTCCACTTCCTTGTGTTGTTCGGCAAGGCTTTCCGCATTCCCGTTGACAGTAGTGTCAATCTTCTTGTATTTGTCCGGGATACGGGAATGTCTGTCTCTGATTATTCTGTCTGCTTTTCTCACGACTTCTTTTAAACGATCGTTTGACAACTCATTTAGTTTTTCAAAATTAAACCCCATACATAGTTTCTTTTGCGTAGCGTTTCAATTCGCCAATGGAAAATAATCTCTCTTTCTCGTAAATCCCGGCTGCACTATGTTCAAGACTACATCCATTGGAATAATGCCACCCTTCGAGGAATATTACAGCATCACATTGGAGCAGGGCAGTAATATCCCTGCCTATATGCTCTTCGTAACTCGCGTCCGGATTTGAAGATACCTCTAAGGGAGATACAGCTTCAAAACCAAGTTGTTCTATTAGCTCGGAAGCGGATTTGCATCGCTTCTCAACATCCTTTATGTTATGCCCGGTGATAGGCAGACTGATATATACTTTCTTTCTATTCATGGCTAATCAACTAATTCAAATTCGTAAGCAAATACATAAGGGTTGGACTCCCATGTACCTTTGCCGGATACTTTATCTATCAGTTCTGCGAATGCGCCACGAGGAGTGCAATAAGGTTGAATATCTCCTTTATAATAATAAACATCCATAAAATGTGTATCTACACTTCCGCATTGTCCTTTGTAAATTCCTTCTTTCAGGCAATCTTCATCGGAAATGTTTTGCAACCGTTCTATCTTGATGTTGGTAATACGGATGTGATGGGGCATGAGGTCAGCGCGGACAAACATTTTATTAAAAAATCCGCTTCTCTTTGGCATTATAGGATAGCCATCTTCGTCCAATTCGTAATCAGGCATATTACCACAATCGCCATAGCTTTGCGCAATGGCAACAACTTCACCGACTTTATATTTTGGAATATTCCAACCTGTAAAGTCTCCTTTGTCGTTTCTCCAACCAAAAGCATAATTTAATGGAGATACTATGTTCCCGTCATTATCATAATCATTTGGTTCAAAAACGGGGAATACAATATCATAAGTTTCATTTGGTCTGTCATACTTGCAGACCCTTCTCGTCATAGTCTTCCGACCATTCAATACAGCCTGGGTTAGACTGTATTTATCATTGAACATTATCTTCTTCATTGTATCTTTTTTTTTAACTCTTTCAAAACAATCTCCACGCCTTCATCCAGCCCTTTCTTGTAGCCGGATTTATACCCTAATTCAGCCAGTTTCTTCCTGAGTTCCGGTGTATTTTTGCGTATAAAGCACGGTGTTGTAAATCCCATAGTTATTCCTTCTTATCTATCTTTACTTATTACGATATATTTCTCCAACGTTTTTAGATTCTTCACGAGAAAGTGTAACAGTTACTTTGCCACGATTGACAAACTTGTCACAATCTATTATAGCACATAACGCATCATTACCACGTATTTCGTGGCAAATCATTATTAATGAGCATCCGTCACAATGGGCATTCTCCATAACTATACCCTCATGCAGCACTCCGTCTATTATTATTCCGTTCTTTATTTCCATGATTTGTTGTTTATTTTTCCAAAAAAATCATATATCAATCTCTTTCTTTTTATTTAGCGTTGTCAATGATAGATGCCATACTCTTCCCACCCTTCTTGTTTGCAGTTTATAGGCAAATGAAGCCCCGTATAAACAAGATAACGATATAATGTTGTTTTTGAGACTTTCAACCTTTTAGAGATAACAGCTTTTTCTGTTCCTTTAGCCAATTCCTTGACAATATAATCATGCTTGTCGGCACATTTTGGATTAAGTCTACAGCGAAAACCACGACAATGCCCGAGCATTACACCTTCTGATTTTTTTCTCGCTAATGCCTCTTTTGTACGTTGACTGATAAGATTGCGTTCAATCTCAGCTGACAATCCGAAAGCAAAGGCAAGGACTTTACTTTGTATATCTTCCCCAAGTCGATAGTTATCTTTAATTGTCCATACCTTACATTCTTTTGTCATACAGATATTCAAGATTTCCATAATCATAAAGAGATTACGTCCAAGACGTGAAAGTTCACTACATATGATGATATCATCCTTACGCACTTTACGTAGTAAACGACCAAGTTGTCGTTTCGTGTAATTTTTCGTACCACTGATAGTTTCTTCAATCCAATCGTCAATTACTAATTTATTACATTTACAAAAATTGTTTATTTCAAAACGCTGGTTCTCTACAGTCTGTTTGTCACTGCTTACTCTAATGTATCCGTAAATCATAATTTTTCATCATAAACTGCTATTCTTAATCCGCTTTTCACTAATTTTTCAATATTTTTATCCAAATCTTGTATAGAAAAATTAACAACCAATATACCTTCTGCATTACTAATAGCATTAATATGTAAAACTCCGGAAGCATATTCTGCATCCTCTTTATACAATTCGTAGCTATCGCCAACTCGAAATAGAATAATTTTATCAGGGTATATATTTTTCAAATTATCAAATACTTCTATCATTTCATATTATTTTAATCTTTCCAGTACATCCTTGTTGGCTTCGAGTATCTCATCGAAAGAGGGGATAGGTATATAAGCCTTTATTGCATTATTTTCATAAAATGTAAAAGGATAACTCCTATATCTTGCAAACTTATCCCAGCATTTAAAGAAGTAAACAATAGCAATAATATTCCCATCAGTAACAAGGTAATACCCATCCTTTTCCGGCAACCGTTCCTCAACGCTTATCCACGGAGATTGCTTTGCCTGCCAGTCTGCACCTTTCTTAAAAGCCCGTAATGCAACCGATTTTGCCAATGCCTTGATAGCTATACTGTCTCTTTCATCATAGGCAAGCTCTGCATCTTTATTATATGTACTTTCACTCCAATGAGTGCGGGCTGCTTCTTCTACTGTCTTCATTGTATCTTATTTCAGTTTTTCTTCAAATTCAGCAATTATACAATCTGCATCACCGCCATGTACCCAATTATCCAATACAGAGGACAAGGCTTCGATAGCTTGCTCCTTCTGCCATTCAGCACCAGCCTTAAAAAGAGGAACGGCATATTTTTGAATTGCCGCATTAGATATTATGTAGTGCTTCGGGTCTTTATGCATTTTATAAGCAACATGAAGCTCTTGTATAACTTTCTCACGTTCAATTCTTGCTGCTTCTTCTACTGTCTGTTTCATACTTTAGTTCTCCATATTAGGTGTTATATCTTGAAAATATGCCCATTTGACAACATCAGCAAATCGTGTATACCAAATAGTGTTATCTTCTATATGATAATATCCACATCCATAAGTGCCATCCGAAAGGATGTAAATACAAAACCTTCTTTCCTCCGGCACTTCGCTTGCATCATGCCATACGCTATTGATACGCCATTCAGAGCCGTTTTCAAAACCAAGAGCAATAAATTCCTTAATATCGGAAATACCACTCGGAACTCCTCTTCTTCCAAATGAATCAATTACTGATTTTGCAAATCCTTTTGCTGCTTCTTCCAATGTCTGTTTCATATTCTTCTCGATTAAATTATTACCATGACATCACGCTTTCTGGCAAATATAGAATCCGTCATATAGTACGTGATGGCTTTCTCTTCCGCATCTCTCAACAATTCGTGTTTAAGAATCTTATAGTAAGAGTTGGTATGCTCTGTATAGACCATGATTTCCCTTACCCGTTTCAAATCGTCTAAAAAGGATTGAGGGTTATGTTCCTTTATTTTCTTTATATTCATAATTGACCGTCCTTCTTTACAATTCTACCATCGTCTAACAACGTGTATAGTTTGCCCTTATATGCCAGAGCACAACACCATTGGCGGGCATACTTCAAATACTGATGCAATTTGTATCTGTGCGGGTGTTTCTGCATCTTTTTTTCTATTCTTTTCTTCATGTTACGTCATTAATGTGAATTTCCCCTTTCAAAACTCGCTCTACCTGCCTGTCTATTATTCCTTGGAATTCTATTTGGCAAATAAGAGAACAATCAGGCATGATTTCTTCTGGTATTTCTCCACGGTTAGGAGAAAGCTCATCAAGAAATATTTTTCCCGATTTGTCTTTCAGACACGTTGCACCCACTTCTCGTTCAATTACTGCCATTCGGTTGAATACCTCCGGGAAGTCTTTCCGTATCTTATTCCAATAGCCCATACCACCTTTCACACAACCGATGCAGTTGTTGTTATTGTAACCCATCTTGTACATGGCAGGGATTTCAATGCCAGCTTTCCATAGCATACCCATTGCATCCTTTTTGGTTATCTGTCTTTCAATAAGCGGGAATAACGGCTTTGTATCCGGATATTGTTGCTTTAGGCGAATGGCACGGTTAATCTCTTTCGGGTCAAAATCAAATCCCCAGACTTGACCGTCCCAATCCCCCAACTCTTTTTCTAACTTGTAACGGACTTGTTTCTTTAGTTCAAATGTACAAGCTGCGCCAGTAGGACCATTAATAAATCTTTTCTTAGCCAACACATCCTCTACGTTGAGATACTTATCGCTTCTGATAGTATGTATCGGGCGATTATACCATCTTCTACAATCAGATAGGAACCGGGTGTTATCAGGATGCCCGGAACCTGTTTCGATATAGTAAATCTGCACATCATCATACAGACTTAGTGCTATCTTACAAGCTACTGCGGATGTTACACCGCAAGAAAACCATGCTATTATCATATAGATTATTTTTAATTCGATTTTTTTCTTTCATTCCGTTCCCGATTGTCTTCCGAAACACACATTTTACACCATGATGTCTTGATATGATACGCCTTTCCGTTGCGGTAGATTGTCCTGTCATAGAAGCAGGATAGCAAAAGCAGTCTTTTACAGCGGCTACATACCTTGCGTTCTACACCGTCCACCATCACCCGGTTTCTCGGCTTCCGTTTCACTATCTCACACTGGCCGCATTCGGATGCACCGTACTTCCGGCAATAAGCAAGGGAATGCTTGACACATTTCGCGAAAGAGGTGCAATCGGAGCGGGGGACTGTCTGATGAACATTCATATTTCTATTACGTATTAAAATAGGCTGGCCTGAACCAAAGTACCTTTACTCGTTTTTGTTTCTCCGAAACACTCTTGACGAAAACGAATGTTACCCGCTTCAAAGTAGTGTTTATCCTTATCGCATCCCCAGAAATCAAACCCAAGTTTATAGGCAGCAATCCTATCGCTCTGACTGCCCATGTGAGGACTTCCAATCTTATGCCCAGGATTCGCATAATTATTAAGCAACCATCCATACAACGCAACAGGTTTCTGATTAGGGTGAATGCGCATTTCTTTGTTCTTCATGTTTTCCTGTAGCATTCCGTGCCATCTATATTTAAATTTTCTGACGGCAGTCGGAAATGAAGTCCATGCCAATTCACAATCGGCGAAATCATTCATTCCATTATCTTTATCCCAAACTATCCAGCAACTGCTATCAAAAGGAATACGGCTTATAAAATGGTTGGCTCCCCATATTATTTGCTTTTTAGAAACTCTAATAAGTTCTTGAAAATACTCTTTGGGTGGTGCATCTTTATCGTTTCCGGAATAACAGATATATGACTTTGATATGGCAATCTTGCTTCGAGTACCATTCTTTTCGCCATCTTCTCCAATTCCATAGGGTGGGTCATCTATTATCAAATCAAAAAACTTATCTGGAAACTTAGATAGAAAATCCATTCTATCACAGTTATATACTTCACTTATAGGCATAGTTTGATATTTTTCCGTTTTCGTATCTCAGAACCACTCTTCATTCGCTCCAACCTCTACCGAAAGCCAGTCCATGAGGAGGGTTATAAGGTTATAAATAGGTTTCATTTGAGGGAACATCCTTCGGTTTCCAGTCATTAGGAACTTTCGCCCATTCTCTGAAAGCGCTGTCGAATCCGTCCAAATCGGAAAACAGATCCATCTTGGCAGTATCGGTAGTGACAAGGGTGGCGAACTCTTTGAAATACTTGTCAGCAACTCTCACAAAGTCGTTGTGCAGCTTTTTCAAGTCTCCAAGCAGAAGACCGTTTTCAGTCATTAAATCACTCGCTTCTTCCACCAAGCAGTTGGCTTCACAGTTCAGCAGGTGTGCAGCGGATAGCAACATGTTCATTCTGTCAATGCTACCATTGGCTACGGCGGCGTCAATTAGTTGTTTTCTTGGTTTCATAATCGTGTATAAATTATTTTTTAACATAATATCCACATATACGCCCGTATCTGTCACAAGCGCACACTCTATGGCTTCTAATTTTACAAAAGCATGAGTTCTCGATAAAGTCTGTAGCGTATGAGCATTGTCGGCAACGGACGGGGGATAGGATTTCCTTTTTCTTTGCCATTATGTTCTGTTAGAAAGGCTGTTCTTCTTGGATAGAATCATTCATGTTACCAATTGGCACACAATCCAAATCATAGAATCTGGTTGTCAATGCGTCAAAACCGCATATAAATTTCAGTAATCCGATATTACGCCCTTTGGCAATATCAATCATAGCAGTACCTTTTGTGCTTACATTCTTAAACTCATCCGGATAAGGCTTATCTTTTACTTCCGGCCTATATATGAGAATAACCACATCGGCAGCTTCCGCTATCTGTCCACTATCTCTAAGTCGTGCAAGAGTGGGAATCGGATTAAGGTTATCCCTGTTTAATTGGGAAAGAGCGATAATCCATATATCCAAATCTTTTGCAAGGTTCTTCAACCGCCTTGCCACATCACCCATCTGCTGCTCCTTATTAGCTCCTTTCATATTGACATTCAATATTTGCAGATAGTCAATCACGGCACCGTCAATATCATGCTTTATCTTCATGTAACGGATAGAGGATATGATTGTGTCTATGTTTGACGTGCTCCGGTCGTCAAAATATATGCTTTTCCCCGCGATATTTCCAACCCCCTTGTCAATGGCTTGTATCTGTGAATCGGTGAGCCTCGAATACATGATTTGATTGGCTGGTACTCCACTTTCCATAGAGAGAATACGAGCCGCAATTTGCTCTTTTTTCATCTCCATTGAATACATGGCTATCCTTGCACCCGAAAGGCTCGCATTGCGCATCATAGACACTGCAAGGCTCGTTTTTCCTTGTGAGGTTTCACCTGCAACAATTATCAAGTCAGACTTCTGCAATCCTCCGGATTTGGCGTCTATCTTCTCAAATCCTGTCGGAGTTCCAGTAAGCGGCTTACTTCCGGATAGGTTCTCATTAATCATTTTGTACACATTTTCAATTCCTTCATTTATTGAGGAAACGGTCGTGCTACTTGATTTGAACAATGAAGCCATGTCGTCATTGACTTTTTTTGCAACATCTTCAATGTCTTCCGCTTCGGTATATGAGTTGGAAACAAGATATTGCCCTATAGAGTAAAACATTCTTCGGATATGTAGGTCTTGGAGCCTTGAAGCGTATTGATACAAATCGAAAGTATGGCATGATACAATCTTCATGTACTCAACTATATCGAATTTCACTCCGTTTTCTTCCAGCTTACCCTTTACGAAAACAAGGTCAGCTCTATTCCCCGATGATACAACCTGCAGTACCGCCTTGTATATTTCCGCATGGAAATGGTTATAGAAGCATTCTTCGGTTAGAATATCCCTTACTTGCTCTATTGCGTCACGTTCTGCGATAATAGTGCCGAGAACGATTTTTTCTGCTTCCTCGTCACGTAATTGTACATTAACTTCCATACTCTTTCTTTGCCCAATTTAATACCGTCCTGTATAGGTTGGTATATCGTTTACGTAAATCTTTCCGGTTCTCTATCTGCTCGATAATGTCGGCTATCTGTTTACCCGTATATTTTTCTTTGAGTTTTAGGAACTCGGTTTCCGTGATTTGAGTAGAAAAGTTTTTAGGGTTACTACAGAAAGGCGCTTTCCGTTTCAACCAATCATTGAATTTAATAAAATCCGGATTTAAAGAAGCGGATGAAGAAGCCTCGGCTTCTTTCTTATCTCCGTTAGGAGATTCTTTATTATTATCTTCTCCTTTCTTAGTATTTGTGTCACCCGTGTGTCGTTTTTTAGGCGGCTGTGTCGCTTGTTGTGTCAAAAGGTGTGTCACTTGCGACTGTAATTTATTGATTTGCATTAATATAGATGTGTCAAATGCTGTGTCGTTTGGTGTGTCACTGCTGTTATATTCATCATATTTGCAAAGGGTTATCATGGTAACGCCTTGTGTGTCGTCAGTAGTAATCATACCTTCGTTTTTAAGGTGTGCCAAAAATGTTCTTACCTTTCTTTCCGTCCATCTCCACCGTCTTGATAAAAAACGTATGGAAGCTGGATATTGCCCACGATTACAGACCACTTCTCGACCTCCGATACTCACCTTTCGGGACGTTGCCTCAAATCGTGCAGACTGAATTAAGTCCAACCACGCTTCGCAACCGTTAAAAGTCCGGGCTTCATTCCACAATTCATTCGAGAAAAACTTGCGGCTTAGTTTTATAAATCCATCCATCGTAAATCAATCTTTGTTAGAAAGGGATAAACGTTTTCTTTCCATATACAAATGCAAAATGTTTATCTCTCCGCTTCTGGGACATTTTGGTATATGTTCTATCTCTTTGACAACTTCTTTGATTGAGGAAACTTTAAAGCTATCTTTTGCCATTGTCATACATCTTTCAAATAATCGTTTACAACTTTTATAAACTCATCAAGTGACCGGACAACGACATATTTAGCGCCAATACTTTCAAACTCCTTCTGATATTCTTTCTGATGTTCAGATTGCCTGCCAGTCTTTATCTTCAATTCTATTCCACAAAATGGATAGAACTTGTTGGGGATAAGGAGAATTAAATCGGGGAATCCAGCCCGAACGCCCATTTGCTTGAATTTTGCGGCTTCAATGGCGTTGCGCTTTCCTCCGTTGGGAACACAAGCAAGCCGTTTCTTCCATTTAGGATATTTCAAGTCCCAATATTTAATTATAGATTTTTGGAGATTATCTTCTAAATGTCTCATATATACTTTATTTTAAGTTCCACATCCACCGGCTTTTCCTTTTATATACTGTTAAGGAATTTGTTCACGAAGTAAACTTGTCCTTTTCCGCTTACCTTTGTAGTCAGAGTGGTATGCAAAACGCCGTTGCTTCCGGAACGTACGCCTTTTTTGATTACAAATAACCCCTGTTCGATATATTTCTGATTTGGCACATTATATCTTTCTCCATGCTTGCCTAAGTATCCTTTTTCACGAAGCCATGCGAACATTCGTTTTTCTCCAATCTCATAACCGTTTTGACTGATAATCTTTGCAAGTTCACCGATAAGACATGAGCTTTCCGCTCCACTGAATGCATTTGTAAAAGTTACAGCAGGTTTCGTTTCTTCAATAATGTTTTTGTTTTGTTCTTTGAGAAGTTGATTTTCACAAACCATTCTTTGTTTTTCCTCACGCTCGCTCTTTAGCTGGGTGGCAAGGCTTATAACAAGGTCGGGGTTGTTAATCATTTGCTCCAAAGTTGGCTGCGTGGCAGTCATACCATATTGAAGCAATTCCTTAATTCGGTCATTACACCAAATAGCAAAAGCAGGACTTAACCAGCGAGCAAACTCTAAAGCCACATCTTCGTGCATCCAGCACCCTATCCCATTCTCAATTTGCACTAAATCAGAACCTTTGCAATTTCGCAAAGCTGCTAATTCATTAATAAATTCTTGGGTAGATTGATTACGCATCCAATGACCTGCATTCTTCCCGAAGGGTTTAGCCATTTCTGTCGCATTAATCATCACATTATCACCTTTGCAGAAAGTGATAGGACTTCCATTGTACTGAAAAATTTGATTTGTCTTCATATTATAGCTTTTAGATTTTACTTAATAAAAGAGAAAGTAGGGCAGGCTAATGATAAATAGCCCGCCTCATACAGTTTACATAATGTTGCGTTCGCTATTCCTTTATTTTGGTTAGCTCGTGGTATAGGATATATATCGTATCCACTCCCTTTTTGAACGCCTTCGTGTTATCTTCATCAAAGGATAAGGCATAATCAAACAATAAATCCACAAGTTCGGAAGCCAGTTGGTCGGGAGTAATCACTTCATTAAAGAAGATGTTCAGCTCTGAAAGGTCGTATTGCTTGGGTGTTCTCATAATAAACCTCCTTTCTTCGCTGAAAGAAAACATACGATAGATGGTATGATAAATAGGATTGGGCTAATGAAGGTGAGAACCAACATTAATAACATGGACGCTGCTTTTACGTTAGCAACCAACGTAGATGTAGAAGTTACTATGCTTCGCTTCTGCTCTAAATTTGTCGGGTTTGGCATTTGAACAAATTTGAGTTATATAAAAAGAAGAAAGGCTACTGCCTCTCCAAGTCGCCAAACCCGATACACATTATTGGAATGAGTATCCACGAGAGAACAATAGCCTTATATCTTTGTGGTATAAGTATCTAATGGACGTAAAAAAGCCCATTCCAAATAAATATGTTAATGCAGGTTTGGCGTACTTGCACCGCAAAGATACACACTCAAATCAAAATACCAAAGGAAAACGCAAGAAAAAAGCGGTGAAACCTAAATTCCACCGCCTTAGTTTCCTCAAAAGAGGAGATGTAAACAAATGATATATGTGTTATTCTAACATAGGGTCTATCTCCGGATGTATTTTCAGATATTCATTTCTTAATTCTATTCCCATAAGCATAGTTATTGTATCAATTGATACGTTAGAGCCTTCAAATATCGGGTGTGTGTAAATGAAATCCTTTATGGGTTTAAAGTCTTTGTTGCCGGAGATGTCATAGCACACTTTAGCGGACAAGGTGTCTACGTCAAGTGCGGTTTTTACTCTTATTTTAGCCATTTCGGAGGAAAGCATACGCAACATTCCTTCTTTTCGTTCTGAAAAGAAAATGGAAGCCCCACTTTCCTCAAAAAGTTTCCTACCTTTATCGTTTAATTGTCTTGGGCTGTTCATTTTTGTAAAGTCATTATAGTTTGCACCTCCGTTTTTTATAAGGAATCTTTCGACAATTTCTATTCTTTGGGCTATTTCTTTTAATGTATTTTCCACATTGCTATGTCGCCTTTCCACTTCCCGGAGTCTGTTTTTTGATTCTTGGTGTCTTTGTTCGTTCTTGTATTCCCATTTAGTAAATTTACGTGCTACAATAAAACAAGTGACCCCAACAATAAGCACAACAGTAAATGACGGCCAATTGTTTAAAAGGTATTCCAATATAACTTCCATTCTGTGTATTTGTTTAGTGCCGCAAAGATAGCACATTGTTATAGATATGGGGTGATTTGCTCCAATGCTTTATAACATATTTGTCGTTTATTAACCGCTTTTATAGTACTTCTTTGCCTGCCTTGCAATCTTCTTGTTCAACTTACTTAGACGCTCTGCCTGTTTGCTATCACCTCCAATATTATGAATGTCTGACTTTCGGTCTCCGATAAGCTTCTGAATGATTGCACCTTCGGATTTGGTTATTGTAAGTTTCATGATAAGTTATATTTAGTGGGGAGCTCCGAATCGAACAGAGCGCATTGTTTTGCTGGATGGTAGATGATAATAAACTAATGAATAACTAATACTAATTGGCAATCAAAAAGAATAACCGTCCAATACGTTCAACGCTACCATATTCCCCGTTTGCCCGCCATATCTTCACAGACCGGGCAGGCAGGTTAACAAATTGCTTCCGGATAGGTGGTCAAACCACACCGGGAAGAGTAGTTAACAATTAGCTAAAGTATAAATCACTTAACCCGAACCTTTCACGGGGCTTCTGCGTGAGCAGAGGGCGTTTGGTTAATTATATCAAGTCTAATATCTTTGTCTTGGCTATGGCATCCAACTTCATGTCTTGAAGCCCTTGCTTCATGTATTCCGCTGCCTTTTTGTTGGCATCATCCATGTCTTTTGCCGCTATTAGAACATAATACTTGTTCTCTTTTTCTTTCCCGTTGTCGTCTACGAAAATTTCAACGAGAGTAACCTTATAGAAGAACTCATCTTCCTGCTTCTCATTGACAATCTCACGTATCTTGCTTCGGCTGATTGCGAAAACGTCACAATCGCCATTATACAGTTCATTGCCTTTCAATTCCACATGACCGAAAAGCTCATCATCGGTAATGTAATGTTCGGTGACTTCCTTTTCATCGCCTTTCTCGTTAACTTTGTTTACTTTAAGCTTAAATTCGTACAGCATGATATTATATGTTTATAGGTTACACATCAGAACGGAAGGTCGTCACCAACATTTTGCATTGGTGGAAAATCGCTTTGTTGTGGCGCGTCGCTCTCTGTTATGGCAGGTCTTGAGGACGAACTTTCAGACCGACCTCCCAAAACAATGTCATAAGCAAGTATGTCTGTTATATACCGCTTGATTCCGTCTTTCTCATATTCCCGGTAACTGATAGTGCCGAACACTGTTACCTTATCCCCTTTGTGGATATACTTTTCTGCAATATCGGCAATGCCACGCCATGCGACAATATTATGCCAGCTCGTTTTCTCTGGCACATCTGTTCCGTCCTGCTTTTTATAACCTCCCGTAGAAGTTGCAACGCTGAATGTGGAAACCTTTACGCCGTTATCAAGCGTCCTTGTTTCGGGGTCTTTGCCTACGTTACCTATAATAAGGCACTGATTGACACTTTTACTCATTATTTTCTCCTCCAAATATCTTTTTATCGGTTATAAGTTCTCTGTTTTCTTCCAAGAACCGGATAAACTCCTCACAATGATTAGTAAGAATGGGAATATCACGTTCAGGATTGAAAACGTATGTTTCTGTATAGGTATCTATCACATAACCGCCTTTGTTGAACTCTACAATGTTGTACTCAAATGTCCGCACATCCGAACCGTTCTTCATCAAAGCGTATGGATAAACTAAATGTTGGTGGTGGTCTTTGAACTTCCCTACAGTATAGCTTCCAGTTGTTTTGATATCGTGGACGCTGGCCGGCATCAGCTCGTCAATTACCCCATAAACCAAAACATTGCCGTATGCGGTTGGAAGAATCGCTTCTACTCTTTGTTGGGTTAATGCTCCTTTGAAGTAACCGGAAAACTCTCGGCAAAGTGAGATTGGGAAAGTAAAAACACGATTATTATAGGTAGCTTTCAAACCTATAACCTCGTTGGTCTGAACCTCATCGTAATACAAAGGTCTACCTGTTTCGTCACAAGCTCCTTCGCGTATTACCTTATATACCTTTTCAACCTGCACAGTTTCGGATTTCCGATTTTCAACCATACAGTCAATTATCTCCCCAAAACATGTTCCTCTATCAGCTTTTTCGCTATCGAAAGGTACTCTGTTTATCCTATCGATAAGAGATTGTAATTGTTGTTCTCTGAACTCATCTTCATCACATGGGGGATTGTCAGAAAAAGCATAATATTTTTGATATATCTTATCACTGTCTATATAATTCTGATAAGAATCTAACAATGTCGGGTATAGTTTATAAGATATTTTACTCATTCGCATATCTCCATTTGTAACCACCTGCTGTATGATGACTTTTTCTACCTATACAACAACTGATAATATTAGCATTATTAATACCTGTTTGTCTTTCAGCCTCTTTAGCACTTTCAAATGTATTTATTGATGTACCATCCTTTCGGCACTGAACAACGGCTTTTGACATCTTCGGGTGATTTATTTTCTTTTTGCTAAACCGTTCGTTTCTTGTCCCGTAATTAGCATTATATCTCCATGTGCACCATTCTAAGTTAGGAACAGAGTTATTGCTTTTAACCTCGTCTTTATGATTAACACATGGAAGATTCTGCGGATTAGGAATGAACGTTTCGGCAACAAGCCTCTGAAGAGATTTATATTCAACTTGTTGTTGTTTCCATAGTGATATTCGTAAATATCCACTCCATATTTTATTAGGCTTAATTATCTTTCCTGTTATCTTTCTAAAATTACCATACCTGCTTTTAATAAGCCTATCTAAAGAGCGAACTCTACCAAGGGTACTTACTTGATAGAGTCCTTCATAACCTTGAATGTCTTTCCAAATCTCATTAGGCTGCATCTGAATAAGTTTTAGTTTTCTTGTCAAATACCAGTCCCAAAGCCTTTACCTTTGCAGCAAACAGGCTTCTCGCCATCATCAAAGAACTACCTACATGTTCAAACTCATTAATATGGGCGATAAATTCATTGGCAGAATTTGCATCGGTAATAAACTCAATGTTTTCTTTAATCTCTTCAATCACCTTGTTATATTTGTCACTTTCTGCTTTTTTTTGAGCCAGCATTGCAAGATAAGGATTAATCACTTGTGTGGTGATAAAATCATTCTTTGCTGTCGGATTACCGTTGGCATCCAAATTTGTGGGAACTTCCATCACACTTGGCAGGTTACAGGTGTTCTTCCCGTCATTTCTGTTGGTCGGGTCAAAAGTGATTGTACACTTAACTCTGCCATTCTCGTTCTTGGCTTCCATGTAGCCCAATAAGTCAAGTTCGGTAACAATTGAGTTGTAGGATTTCTCGCGCAAAGCCGGAATGAATACTGTATCGTCACCTTCTTTCCGTGTATCACGGTGGGCAACGAAGATGATGTTTTTGTTCAAATTGGATAAATTACGTACAAATCCGCTAAACTCTTGGTTAATGCCACCCCAATCTCTTATCTGTGGTTGCCTTGTGCCGCATTTGTAAGAAATGATATAATCCATCATCTTGCCGATGGTGTCTATTACTATTGTCTGATAACTGGATAAATCTTCTTGCAGAACCTGCTGGACGTCCGTCCACGATGTTATCTGTACAATATCAACTCCATCCAAGTGGGACATGTTCACACGCTTCACACCGTTATCGAAGTCCAGTAATAAAGGTTTGGGGGCACTCAAAGCGGTTGTTGTTTTTCTCATACCCGCTTGACCGTACACCATCATTTTGATGGTAGTCGGTATTACCAATTCGTTTGCTTTTTTAATAAGTGGCATAATATATAATTTTAAATTCAACAATACCTTGGTAAGCCTTGACTAAGGCAGAGGTTTCTTCTTTCTTCTTCCAAACTCTCATCTGTATATTCGCATGAAATACGAGAGGCGTATCGTTTCAGCCTCTTATTAAAGGATTTTCTATCTTCGTTCAAGATGTTTTCCTCTTTATTCTTTGAAGACTGTTTCACTTTATTTTCCATGCATAATTATTTTTAAACCGCCCGCACAAGGTTAAAGGGAAACGGTGCGCACTTCGCTTCTCTCACGGCTTTTAGTACGGTAATAGCTCTGACCTTTTCTGCGGCTGGAATAAATTGCTATTTCATTTCCACTGCTTCTCCATTTATTAAAGTATAGAATGTATCTTCTTTGATTGACTTACCGTCTACTTTGAACGCTTTGACTGAAATGATAGGATAAGTGCTTCCATCCCATTCTCCACGTTCTGTAAGCACAATCCAGCATCCTAATGCTCCCTTTGCCTTGCAATCCTTTCCGGCAGCAAGAGCTATGCTTTCTTTGCCGGTAGCTGATGCAGCGCCTTGGTAGCCGGTAGCTGATGCAGCGCCTTGGTCTCCGGTAGCTAATGCAGCGCCTTGGTAGCCGGTAGCTGATGCAGCGCCTCGGTTGCCGGTAGCTAATGCAGCGCCTCGGTTGCCGGTAGCTGATGCAGCGCCTTGGTAGCCGGTAGCTGATGCAGCGCCTTGGTCTCCGGTAGCTAATGCAGCGCCTTGGTAGCCGGTAGCTGATGCAGCGCCTCGGTTGCCGGTAGCTAATGCAGCGCCTCGGTTGCCGGTAGCTGATGCAGCGCCTTGGTAGCCGGCAGCTGATGCAGCGCCTTGGTAGCCGGTAGCTGATGCAGCGCCTTGGTAGCCGGTAGCTGATGCAGCGCCTTGGTAGCCGGCAGCTGATGCAGCGCCTTGGTAGCCGGTAGCAATTTTTTCTTTTGCCCATTTGCATTTACTGAACGTAAACTTGATTGCCGCATCAACAATATTCTTAATACTTAACTCTGCTCCTATGTGGATTTTTGAGCAAGCAATTTTGGTATCATCCGTATCGACATCCATGTCCCCACTGCCTTCAACTTCATGGAACTTGTTCATACCAATGTATGCAGGTGGATAATAGCCGAATACATCCAAGGGATGAAGGCAGTAATGGAAACCATTACTACAAGCGCTTATATCACCTTGTTCTTCGTAATCTTTTCCCTCTTCATATTTAAAATCCCTGCAAGTCATATCAGGATTGAAGCCTTTGAACCCTTTTATCTTACTGAATTCTTCCGGGATAGTAACATTACCAGGAAGGTCTGCTCTGAGAACCATATATGCCATATAATTTGTATCAAACCCCGCTATTCCCGTTCCAATGGCGGTAAGAAGAAACTCCTTTTCAGAATGTTCGTTGGCAAAATTCCTCAAGTTACCCAAATAGATTGTCAAATCTTCTTCTGTGACTTTCTCCATATCTTTATCTAGAGTAGGAATAGCATAGGATTGCCCTTGCAATCCTTCGGCTTGTCCCATGATTGCACCGAATTTCTCAACTGCTAATCTGGCTGCTCCACCGGCATGGTTGCCGTTCATATTACTGCCAAAAACAAATATTTGATTCTCTTTAAGTTCCTGAATATTTTCAGGAGTAAATTTCTTTTTCATATTTATATTGTTATTAATTGGTTTCAATAAAAAACCGGAATATCTTCACAGACCGCCCGGATACGATTAAACAAATACTTCATCTGTAGTGAAGATGTTGCGACACCCGGACTCGAACCGGGACGATTTTGCTCGATATTGCCGTGAAGGATTTTCACCTATTATCTATATTTTCACGTGCACCTTCGCAGGTTGAGGTTAAGGCGAATGCTTTTCTACATATAGTGGCATTCCTTTTATCGTGAACCTCTTCAATCCTTACGTCTACCATTCCGCCATGTCGCAGTGTTTCCCGACCAGCACGTGGACGGGACTGTTTATATTAAAATTATTCTTAATTATTCACCCTCACGGGCTTATTGAGTAATTTTTAAGAAATCAGGAGAAATCCCATATAAGGGCGTTTTGCCATCCCATTTATCAATAAATTGTTTGTATAAGATTTCTTTCGTCAATCCTCTTGACGTAATTAGAGCCTGTTCTGTCTTTAACTGTTCAAGCTCATTTCGTTTTCTCTGTTCTGCTATTTGCTGGTCTAACACTGAGATATTGGTATTAACCTCATTACGGCTATCAATCTTTTCACGTACTGCTCTTGAAAATTCAAGCTGCGCGGAAAAAGTCAACAATTGAAGCCCTCTTTTCTCAAATTCTTTATCTACTATCTGTTCCAGCCGTTTTTCAAAAAGAAGAGAACCGCCATCAGCCATCAAACTGTCTGTCTTATGTTTCCGGCTTTCTTCTTTTATCAAGTCATAAATACGCGGTTCAAGTATATTGTCTTCAAGGCTTTGCATAAAACCATCTTTCCCGGATTCCGTATCGGCTTTATCTATATGTTTATTATCGAATACAACATCAACAGCCCTATTTTTTATAACTTTATATGAATAGGTGGGACATGCATTAAATTCTGTGTTATCGGCAGCTTTCAAAGTGACAGGTTTGGCAAATTCACCTCTTTGGTCAAATAATGGGACTTGAAACAACTCTGTACCCCATTCCCAAGTGGAAACTCTACCCGATACCACCTTGAAATCCTCTTTCCCTTGCTTACCGTAGTTCTCCATCAGAACCCCAGCATAGTTAGGGGCTACTCTTTCGCAAGAAGCGAATACCAATAAGGTCATACAGACCAATGTCAGATTAATCAATCTCTTCATTTTTTAAGTTTTTAATTAGTTTATAAAAAAAATAAATTGTAGTGGCTGATATTATTGCTACACCCAGCCAAGCGTGTAGGTGATTAAAAATCCTGTTCCCAATAGCAATTCCGATAATCAAAAGTGTTATTAATTTGATGTACTTATTCATAATTCTGATTATTTGGTTATTATTGTTCCCGTGAGCGTTCCGATGGTAGCCTTACTACTCTCAAGCATCTATTGAGAGCCACGGGATAATTACATATTACTTCAATTTTCTGATTATATCACCGCCATAAGAATATTGAGTTAACTCTATAAACTCATGTACGGTGTAAGTATCATTGTCAATGTCTATTCCCTTATTGGCACAGAATGACAGCCTTCCTTGCTTGCACGAACCGGTCAGCACATGATGCCAATGGAACAATTCTTTAGCCGATACCTTTTTAGTAAAGTCCTGAAAATGCTTTTTAAAAGCTTCCAACCTTTCCTCCTCAGTTGAATCGTCATACAATTTTTCTTGAAGCGACGCAAAGGCCTCGTGCAATGTTTCTCCATGAGCGAATTTCCCATTCCTTTTTGCAACAAATGTCTCGGTCAATGTAAAGTCATCGTTCAGTATATATCCTTTAGCTACATTGTCATGAACATGCTTGATAATTGTAGGAATATCATCAATGATATATACTTTGTCACCATTGAATGTTTTAATTCCATCGCCATAGCCATAGCCAGAGCCATCGCCATAGCCATAGCCATCGCCATAGCCAGAGCCATCGCCATAGCCATAGCCATCGCCATAGCCAGAGCCATCGCCATAGCCATAGCCAGAGCCAGAGCCAGAGCCAGAGCCATCGCCATAGCCATAGCCATAGCCATAGCCATAGCCATCGCCATAGCCATAGCCAGAGCCAGAGCCAGAGCCAGAGCCAGAGCCAGAGCCATCGCCATAGCCAGAGTATATACTAAGAAACTTTCTTATCTGTTCTTCCATACGGCTACCTCCTCAATGGATTTTATCGCTTCATCTGTACAAGGAATTATTTCTATAACTCCCAAAATAGAGATTATCGGTACAACTAATGTAAATTTACAATCATTAGGTCTTTTCGTTCCCTCAACAGCTAATTGGCTGATAGATGCAGCCCCATGCCAACACCACAATCTTCGGCAGTCTGTCAATGTAACCTCACTACCATTTTTTTCTTTCAATACTCCGTAAAATACGCCCGCTCTGTCTGCTCTAATAATTACTTTTTTCCCAATCATAATTCTATATATTTAAAGATTAATAAATATTGGCTCCCCTCAACGCAACAATACGTGTTTGGCTTTTCAGCGTGCCCGAATTTGACGGGAAGGGAGTATATATAATAAGCGTGTACGGGCGCCTTTCATTACCACCGCATACTTTATACCGATTTAAGACTGTATCGGACGCTTATGTTGTCTTTATGACCTTTGTCTCTTGCGATACGGGTGCCCAAACCGCATACTCTCTACCGTAGGACATTTCGGTGCGAAGAGACAATCACGATAACCAAGCCTATACGGAGTCCCCGCGTTTCCGCTATCCGTAATCCTCGGTTATATTGAAATAAGTCTAAATATCAAATACTTAAACCTTATTTCACATTCAATACGTCAAAGAACTATGTATTTTGCTCCCTCTGCACGACTCGAACGTGCGACCTTCGCTAACCGGAAATTACCGGATACTAAACCTTCGAACAAGTAACCATAGCGATGCTCTGCCTGGCTGAGCTAAGAGGAAGGAGCGTTGTTCACACAACGCGGTTTTAATAGTCAAGACTGTCGTAATACTGCTTGTTGTTCATATATTCAGATACTACCGCCGACCGTGAGCTGTCGTTTATCCGGCTTCTGATGAAGTCATACTTATCGGAACTCATGCCAGATAATACATCATCGTTGTATTCTACACGGCTGCTGTATATACATCCCGCCATAATTGCTATTATTAGAGCAATCCGAAGAAGCAGGGAAGTAATTCTGTTTAAGCTATATGGTTTCATCTTTCCAAATATTTAATCAATGCCGATTTCTTAAATCGAAGAAGTCTACCGTTTTTTGTATGAGGTATATTAGATATATTGTTATACAAAGTACCAACACTGCACCCAAGAATATTAGCAGCCTCTCCTACCCCAACCCATTCATCCGAACATTCAATCACTGTTTCCTCTACAATCCTTTTCACATCCTTGCGCATAAGTTTGTACAGTTCTTCTGCTAATATTCTTGCTTCTGTGCGAGTCATAACTTTTTAACGGCTGTAATTGTAATTTCCCATGTTTTCGTATTAATAGACACCTTATATCTCTCTACATCCGGTCTTGGGTCTGCTAACGCGGCTCTATAAGCAACAGCTCTCGCTGAATCGCAAGCTCTGTAATCACTTAGACGTACAGTAAGCGAAGCCCCTGGTTTAATCTTCAAAATATCTTCTCTTGTTACTTTCATACCACTTATTATATAAATTTTCTCATTTTATTTGCTTATATATAGAAAATATACTATATTCGCCGATGTAAAAACAAAAGATAAGCGGCTTTTATAGTTGCTTCTATTTTTTATGCCTTGTTGCCGTCGTTCTTTCGTTCTAAGAACACCGCAAAGATAGTACATTTATTTTGTACCCAAAAGAAAAAGTACAGGAAATATGTATGTTATAAAACATGTTTAGCCAAGACATAAAAACATGTCTAAAAATTGGTCTTTGAAATGTTGTACAATCGGTTATTATTCGAATTTAAAGGATAGCTGTACTTTCACTTTTTTAAACCTGTCATTTGGAAGGTTGTGTAATCGGACTATATCATTCATGGAGTTTGTACACATGGAGTCAACCATTTCATTGTATTTGTCTCCATTATGTCCTTTTACCCAGCGAAAACATACGGAGCTAAGTGTCTTTACCCGTTCGTTGTATTTGATTATCAAATCTCTGTTTTTCTTCGGCTTCCAAATACCAGAAAAAGACGTTGATTGCATATTTGCTGTCTGAATACACGGTTAGGTCAGAACCTTCGGGGACGGAACAAACAGCGCTTATGATAGCAAGCATTTCCATACGGTTATTGGTCGTATAAAGAAAGCCCTTTGAAGCGGTTTTTACAACTTCTCCCCTATGGATTATCAGATAGGCTGAACCTCCCTCTCCATACACTGATGTGTTTTGACATCCTCCGTCTGTATATGCTATATATTTACTCATTGTCTTGGTATTTTATATATTAAATTATCACGCACGTATGTGTTTATATACGCTGTATAACCCCATTCTCTCTGTAAATAATATATGTTCCCAAAATAGAAATATCATAAATAAGCAGCGTTAATGGGATTATCAAACGGATTTTCATAAACAGGATGCTTGGACACTTTGAGATTTGATGATTCTACACGCTTCTTGTGATTATAAATAACGTGCTTATATTTCTCGGTAGTCCCTCTGTCGCATATAGAGTAAGAACAAGGAATGACAATCCATCCGCTTCCGTCTTTGGGGTTATAGATAAAATGTTTCCTTCCCGTTCTTTTGCGCCACTCTTCAACGGTGTTGGCATTCACGGTATGGATAACCATTTCCCCGTGCGCCCTTGTCTTGGAGATTACTCCGTTTCGGAACATTTCATTCATCAGTCTGTGTGCGGTACTTCTGCTTGAACCGGATATATTTCCAAGTTTGCGCAAAGTCAAATCCTTGGTAAGGGCACAACGTTTTTGTTTCGGTTTCCCGTTACTCTGCGGAAAGTTGTCTCTATCAATAGAATTGACTGCACAAAGAAGCATAATACAGTTCAGCTCATGCACAAGCATGCGAATTGAATATTCCTTCTTATTCAGTTTATAGCAATAATCAGAGGTGTAATTAAAAGGCGTACGCCCTATTGACCTTTTGATTTCCTTGCTTTTAAAAGTGTTTGCAAGAAAGCTGCCTCCTTTTACGGAAAACAGAAAACTGTCGTTTAACGCTCCGTTAATAAGGCGTTTGGCTTTATCGTGAGAAACATGAAACAGTTTCATCACTTTATAAGGGGTTACATCGGTAAGTACAGAATTTGAATACAGACACTTGATACCAATAGCAAAGGCAAGCAATTCTTTTTCAGCCTTGCTTGCCTTGTATCTTTTGATTATATCTATTGGTATATTAAGTATGTCCATTGACCGATTGTATTTTATATAAAGAATGAATCCCGTAATAGGTAGCAGCTATCACAGGATTCATCTCATATAATTAGCCCGAAAGGGGTAAGTATAAACAATGTCAATTGAACAACTGCTACTTGTTACGGCGACAAATATAGTACATATTTTCTGTACTACAAAATAAAAAGTGAAAAATTATGGATGATGTCACAAAAAGGTTTTTTGAAGTACTTGACAAAGTCGGTATAAGCGGAGCCTCTTTATGTAAAGAGATTCCAGATTTGACCAAACAAAAACTTTCCAATGCAAGGAATGGAAGAAATAGCATACAAATAGATGTTGTAAGCTATGTATGCTCACATTACAATAATATAAACTCTGGATATATATTGACAGGAAGAGGAAGCATGTTCTTTGAAGAAAGCTTACAAGTTGAAAGTTCAAAAGTTAACATTATTTCAGACAAGGAGCAAGATGACATTAAAAAAGATTTAGAGATAGCAGTAACACAACTGGAAGAAGACCGAGATACCATAAAAGTCCTAAAAAAAATAATAAAAAGACAGCTTTCAGAAATAGAAGAACTTAAAAAAGCATTAAAGATGCAATCTCCCGCTTAAACAATAAACAAAAGATAGATGTTATCAAAAAAAAAGCCTGAGTAACAAAAAAATGAAAAATCTAAAAGAAAGACTCATCACTGCTGTAGATAGCATCTTAGTTGAAGAATTAGAAATTTTACACATTTTATACGGCATGCAAATCATTCCCTGTAAAAAGGAGCATACTATGACTAATACATTTGATTTGCGTAGTCTAAATCAAGACTTGTTAAATGAAGAAAAAGGAAACACAAGAGGAAAGAGCAATAGACCGACTAAAGATATTTATCGAATACGCAAAAACGGAATTAAAGGTAATAAAGGGATATAGCTCCTTTGAAACGTATTGCGGATTAGGCAACGGATACATCAGTAATTCGGACAAAAAAGGAAAAAGTAAAGGAACAATAGGAAGCGATTTGATAGCACGTATATCAGATGCTTTCCCTATGCTTAATGTCAAATGGCTATGCTCCGGGAAAGGAAACATGATAGATGATTCTTGGAAGTACGAAGAAAAGATTATAGCCATAAAAAAGATACTAATGTGA